TCAAACGATTAAATCCTGAACTTCCCTGACTGTCTGCTCAAAACGTCCGGTCTCCAGCTCAACACCAATCGCACGACGCCCCAGTGCCATCGCCGCTTTTACCGTTGAACCCGACCCCATGAAAAAATCCGCAACCAGATCACCAGGACGGCTACTTGCGCTGATTATCTGCTGCAGCATTTCTGCCGGTTTTTCGCACGGATGTTTCCCGGGATAGAACTGCACCGGTTTATGCGTCCACACATCGGTATACGGCACCTGCACCGTCACGCCAAAATACCGCCGCAGATGTTTATATTCACTCAGCAGCTCCGCATACTGCCGGTTCAGTGAGGTATACGTATCCACCAGCTGGTGGTGGAGCTTTTCCAGTTCACCACGCCGATGCTTCTCTTCTGCCACCCGGGCAAACAGCGCCTGTAATTTCAGATAATCGCTTTCATTCGGTAGCTGCCACTGACTGGCACTGAACCAGTGCGACACCATGTTTTTCTTTCCTGTGGCATCTGCAATCTGTTTTGCCGTTATCCCCAGGGCCGCGCGCGCATCACGAAAGTAAGAAATCAGCGGGGCCATCACATGCTGTTTCAGTGCACTGCCCTTCGCCGCATACCCGGCATCTTTCGGACGATACGGCCCCTGATAATGTTCCGCGAACAGAATGCGCTCTGTGGCGGGGAAATACGCCCGCAGGCTTTCCTTGTTGCATCCGTTCCAGCGTCCGGACGGCTTCGCCCAGATAATATGGTTCAGCACACTGAAGCGTTCACGCATCATGATTTCGATATCAGATGCCAGGCGATGACCACAGAACAGGTAAAGACTTCCGGCAGGTTTCAGCACCCGCCAGAACTGCGCCAGACACTGGTCCAGCCACTTCAGGTAATCATCGTCGCCCTTCCACTGGTTATCCCAGCCCTCAGGCTTCACTTTAAAGTACGGCGGGTCCGTGACTATCAGGTCAACAGAATTTTCGGGTAACGACCGGATAAATTCCAGGCAGTCGGCGTTGATTAACTCACAACTGGATATTTTTACAGTATTAAGCATGGATCATTAAGCCTGTCTCTGATAGGCTCATTCTGCTTTTGCGCAAAGCAGTGGGCCTGAGGTTTGCTTGTGATCCGGACGCATGAGCAGATGGCTGGTGGGTGCCCCTAACACCCACCAGCCGCCCATTTACCACAAATAAAAAAGCCTTCACTGCGGAAGGCGTCTGTAACAACCGAACTGATAGTCTGCCAGACCCGCCATAACCAGCTGAGTCAGTATTAACTGGCAGCGTTCGCGTGAAAGGTAAGTATTCTGCGCTATCTCCCCGACTGTCGCCGGGTCGGTAACGCTTAATTCATTAAACACCACTCTGGCGGTTTCTGTCATATCCTGCTGTTTTAGCATGTCTTTTCCTTTTCCGGTTAACGTGACACACCAATAACTCTTGTCGAAAAAGCCAGCAAGCTGAAAGACAGGTATTCACCGCCACCAGCGCGTTTACTGTACTGACGCGATTTCAGTCATAAAAAACCCGCCAGGCGGCGGGGTGTAAAAAATCTTCTAACGTCAGGCATAAAACGCCCATCGTTAGAGCAAATTTACCACAGATTCGGGAAAAATCAACAACACTATCGCGTTACCCTCTTTAACTGCCGCTCCGCCCATGCCTCTTCAATGTCAAACCGAACCACCAACGTATCGTAAAAGCGTTTCACTGATTTTTTCCACGTATCAAGCGTGATAGCACTCGTCACTTTGCATATGGCATTAAATGCCTCCGTTGATGGCAGCCTTTCACAGCCACGACCACCACAACGCTGGCAATCTCTGATAACAGGCATACCACGTTTTACCGACTCTTCACGATGAATGGCGACACCACGCCCACGGCAATCCTTACAGGCGGTGGAAACCTCACCCTTTCCGCCACACTCCGGACAGGCAACTTTTACCACCTCCCTGACTTTTTTCCATTCTTCCCAGTAAGACGGATACACGCCTTTTGTGCACTTTGCCCACACTGGTGGCTTACCATCCGGATACTGGATCTTGTTTGTAAAAACCTCGCTTTCAATAAATTTTTTTCCGTGACAGCAAGGGCACTGTTTTTTGCTCGCCGCGCTACGGGCATAATCTTCAAACGCATACGAAGCCATAATGCGCATCACTACCGGTTTTATTTCTGCCGGAAGTTTTCTCAACGCCGCCACACGATCGCACCGACTGAGTGCATAATCTGCCAGTAATTCTGTTGCCCGCGCCCTGTCATTCATACTGATGCCCATTTTCCCCAGGAACGCAGAAAACCCCATCTCAGCCCGATTCTGTGTCATGCCCTGCGCGGCCATCACATCAGTGATACTCAGCGCATCTTTTGACGTTGAGGCCGATGCATCGGTCAGGCCAGGGGATTTTGGGGAGTAGTATTTCGGTAAATCTTCCAGTTTCATTTTTTGACCTGCTCTTCATGCATTATGGGGTAAATCTTCACCCCCAGACGTCCACCAGATACTGGCTGACCACGAACGATATTGATTTCATCAAACTGCTCATCGTCCATTAACACTCCCGCATGCGTCAGCGCATCCAGCGGTGCTTTCAGGATATTGTCCAGGTCGCGACGACGCTTATCCGGTGGCTCTGCAATCACCTTTATCGCCAGCCTTCCGGACAGGCTTAATTTCAGCCGCTGCTGGCGAACAATTAGCGCCACATCACGGCGATAACGCTTTCCGGCTTCCGAGATGAAATACGTATTGCCATGACGTCGCCAGTAGGTATTCACCGTCGGCGGGTAAGGCAAAACAAATTCTATGCGTTCAGTCATTCATGCTTTCCACTTCAGGACACCCGAATTTCTCGCGTGCATTAAAAAACGAATCAGCAACAACAGCTGGCTGCCGTGTTTTTCTTCAAAATCTTTTACCCCGGCGTGCAGTTCGTTATGACATTTACGGCACAGCGGAATAACAAACAAATCATCAGCCTTTGTTCCCATCCCTCCCAGTCCATGACCAATGATGTGATGCGGATCATCTGCCTGATTACCGCACGTCATGCATTTCTGCGTTTTTACCCAACGCGTGTATACAGGCATCTCTTCCCGTTGTGGTTTCTGGCGCTGGAGATACTGAGCCGGTGACTCCGGATCAACGGCAATGCTGACCACCGTCTTTTCCTGTGGCGGGTTTTGCTGGTGGGCATGAGGCAACGGCGCAAGATTTTTTGTGCGCTGCTTCAGTATGCTGGTGGCGGTCTGCTCTCCCGGTACGATGTCGCTTTCGCGGTACAAGGAGCGGATTTTTTCCGCACGTAACCCCAGAGAACGACGTAATACTGCCTCCGGAAGCGCGTCCGCCACCTGATTGCAGACCGCCCACCAGGATAATTCAGCCAGCGACAATTCCCGCTCCTGCGTGCCATTCATTGCATGGCGTATGACGTCAATCATCCATGCTGACAGGTTTTGATGAGCAAGTTGCCCGAGTGATTCGGATGTCTGGTCACGCAACTGGTTGTCGCAGTGCCAGCACAACACCATCGCGCCGGTACCGTAACGATGTATGACGATTTCACTGTGATGATAGTCACCATGAGGCCACTGGCAGGATTTGACATGACGCAACAGCCAGTCAGACAGTGCCCCAGCGCCGCCAGCAGCACGAATCACCCGCTCATCGCTGAAAAATGGCAGTAATGATTTATCCTCCGCCAGCGGCTGGCGAACGGCAGGGACGACTCCGGACGGCAGACCGCGCATGCTTTTCGGTTCAGGCTCCACCAGCACTCGAGGGTTATGAAATACTTGCATGGATTCACGGCCCGGCCTAAGGACCACCAGCCCGAGTTCCGGTACCAGAACAGGTCGAAGTAATATCCGCACGTTACCTCCAGATCCGTTGCTGGTATGTGCGGGATGGGCGCGGTGGGCGTTCGGAATAAGGGAGCCTGACATAGATTATCCAGTGACGATAATCGAGGCTGAGGGCTTTCTTAATCTCGTATCCGCGTCTGCGATAGTTATGAATTAGCCATTCGGCCTGTTCTTCAGTACATGGGTCATGCTGGAACCAGTCAGATTTGAAAGTGCGGGAACGCCGCCCGTGCCTGCTGGCAAAGACGGCAGAATCATCAGAATTGTGTAATTTGGTATCGTGCGCCATCGGTTGTCTCTGCTGGCGCAGCAGGTGCCAGTTGTTCAGGCTGGCGTGCGAATTGTAAACCAGAATGCTAGGAAAAAACAAAACCCGCCGAAGCGGGTATGCTAAAACAAACTGAAAGTAATATACCGGACTTGTAAAGGAACGATAGAATAATTATTGGATTAAACCCTGACTCAATCCAGATTTCATAGGCAACAACTACGGACTAATCATCACAGTCATGTTTGATAGACTTAGTCCACATTGGGTGAGGGTTTACGGCGTTTTCACTAATAATTTATCGTCCAAGCTATACACTACTGCCCTGTTTTAACGAAGTTTTTAAAGGAAACAACTGCCTGATAGGGGTTTGGTTGACAGCCAAACATATTATCGCAAAAAGGCTTGATGAAAATTCTTGAGGATCCATCTTCATTTGGCATTTTACTCACTTGATAAGCGAGGAATGGACTATTTGGAGAGGGATTATAAGTGGAAATTAGCGTGTCTGTCGCCGTTTGAATTTTCCATGAGGAATTATTAGCCAACCAGAATTGCGCTCGTTTCCAATAAAAGTCACATTGCTTTTCATCATTACATGTTAGTGGCTTCATTGCTTCTGCTTTCAACGCTGGATCGACCTTTGCTGCACACCCTCCCAACATTACTGTTGCAATCATTACACCTGCGACTAAAACAAGTTTCTTCATCTCCCTGCCCCATCAATAAAAGTTCGGTTCTCTAATAACTAGAGTTAATCAACGGAAAAAACGCCGAAGCGGGTTAAGTGCGGGTGCGTTGAGGATGCCTGACACATCAGAGGTGGCGAGGGATTTCTCCCCCGCCAGGTCTCTTACTCCTCAGGTTCGTAAGCTGTGAAGACAGCGACCTCCGTCTGGCCGGTTCGGATTCGTACCTCGCAGAGGTCTTTCCTCGTTACCAGTGCCGTCACTATGACGGTTAAACAGATGACGATCAGGGCGATTAACATCGCCTTTTGCTGCTTCATAGCCTGCTTCTCCTTGCCTTTCGGCACGTAAGAGGCTAACCTAGATTTGCCGTTCATAGATTGAGCCTCAGATTAATGTTAAGCGTCTTGCAGGACGCGTAATATTAACTGGGGCTTTTCTCTATCTGCCTTTGGTGTTCATGCCTGAGGCAGATAGCCTCAAGCACCCGCAGCAATTCTACTTAACTCCCGTCACCTCGCCAATATAAAATCAATCAGAAAGGCGATCCATAAGAACAACAGCAAGACAATAAATTGCCATTACAGCCGCAATAGCTAGCGCACATTTGAGAACCAGCACGACAACCTCCTGTATTGGACGTACACCAGTTCTGATAAATATGAGGCTGTCTCATCATTGATTCAATATAACTATTGGGTATAGTTTCTGTGATTTTGTTCTGTAGAAATGGAACACAACAACCAGTCACCACCAGCACTTCTTTAAATACGCCAAGTCCGACGCAAGCTAACCTTCTAGTCCGCTTTGAGCGATCTGCAGACATTGCTAGCAGCCTTCTGTGTGAATTCTCAGGGAGCAGGTCGGCATAGCATCACGTTGAGGCTCTTACCCTACTTGTTGACACCAACCCTAACTCCACAGACTGATTCATAAATTAGTAATCTGCGTGTTTCGCACTTTTCAGAAATGCTTTCATATTTTCATTAGGTCGCTCAATTTCGAAGTTACTTCCATATAACTCTTGTAATTTTGGCCATAACTTACTTAATAACCCTCTCCTGCGATAAAATGGATGTATCCAAACGGTAGATAGGTACGGAGAATTTGCATTTGAATTGTTTATTGTGACCAGCCCAACTAAACATTGTCGATAACCACTATTATCCATTGATTGTATTTCTTCGACGAATGGATACGCGATTACATCAGTCCAACCATGATCGGTTGTATCCCATTGCATTCCGTCATGACATTCCTTCGACTGATAGCGGCGTAAAGCTACACACGCGAGCTTTTGCCAATCTGGAGAATTAATTGTGATCTCTTCATCGTATGACGCGCCTATTGGAGCGGGTATTGGTCTGATTAATCCAGCATGGCATTCATCATAGAACTTCATGTTTCCCTCAGAAACGTTGTGTACGTTGGGTTGCTCCATGTGTGCGCCATTCAAAAATAGCTCTGATAGTAGTGTATCTACACTGTAATCTTTATTGATTATTGTCGGCTTAGAGTTTTTCTTATTAAGGCCGCGAGTAACGATTTTTTGATCAATGTTAACAACATGGAATAATCCGTCGGGGAGGCTAGCGAACCACGATGGGGCATCGGACCAGAATAGCATGCCTTTTGTACTTCTTAAGAGTTTAATTAAGTTAATACAAGCTTCTTCACTAGTCTTGCCGTTGATGCGAAGTATGTTAGGACTAAAGTAATATTCATCCATATCAGGGAATGCAGCTTCGCAAAACTCCTGTACATAATTTAGCACCTGGATTCTACAGAGATCATCATAGCTGGTAATAACTAAGGGGGTATCTTCATTACTATTATGATTATCAATAATGCAATCTATAGCGAGACTTACTGCTTTGCGTATCACTTCAGTTGAATCTAACGACTCTAAAAATTTTGTCTTTCGTGTGCGAATATCCATGTATGACCTGCGCTATTAAAATTCATGAATGAACGGTTTGTCATCTGGTTGCAAAATGGTGGTTTTATTCGTTGCTACATTTAAACTGTTGTAGAGCATAATTGCCAGGTTCGATGCATTTTCAATCAGCGTTTCAAGATCCTGGTCTGTAATCACTACGAGGTTCCCTTCTTTATCCTTTCCACCACGATGCACTAAGTGATTTCGATTGAGGGTTGCCAATTCAATAGCTTCTATCGGACAGTCTTTTTGTACTTTTATATCGAATGTAGCTTCATAGCGGTCGATTACCTTTTTAGTGCTATGCCAGCTTGCACTGATCAACTGTTCCTTGATTGACCTGATTAGCTCTCCCCTAATTTTCTCGATGGGTTCACCCTTGAAAGGCAACGCAGCAATATCTTTGCTTACTTTAAATTCAGTCTTACCTTTTTCTATACAATTGGCTATGTAGACATCATCTTTCTCTATAGAATTAATGAATAGCTCAACATAAAGCGTTTCCAAAGCTGTAATAACATTCGTGTAGAGCAAACTAAGCAAGTGGTTTTTTTGCTGTTGTTCAGTTTTATCTTTTGCAAGTTTTTTTATTTTATCGATATTATCAATGAATTTTAAATACGGATTACCGGAAGACGTTACAGCGTCGTAGATATCATCATCGTACCAATCATCTATATTATTTGAGTTTCCAGACCAGTCAAAACATTGTGTTTGTAATTCATCTACTAATTCCTCAATATACTCAGATTTAACATATTGACCGAAGATGGATTGTAGTTCTTCGCTCGCATCATACGGCCCGCCATATATGTAAGCATAGCCACCTTCTCTACTTTCATACGGACAAGCATTTGCCGGATCTTCAAAGTTTTCAAAGAACCAGTTTTTCATTACTTCGAGTTGATCTTTTTTGCTTATGTATTTTAAAGATTTTAGTGGAACTTTCTTTCCATTAACCTCGAAAACAATTTTCACGATGTAACGCTCCCTTGTATCAATTGCGCAACTATTATACCACAGCGAAATACAGGGCATAACCTGCCTCCTTAAACTAACATACCATGAGCCAGCAATGTCCGCTATTGGCACAAAGCGGACAACCACGCTAGCTCTACCCTGTGCCACAAAATGTCAATTTGCATCTGAACTAATGCACTTTAATCTCGTCACTTCAATAAATACCGAACATCACCCTGATAAAACGACAATATGCGCTGCATAACTTCACTCTTCCGGCACTCGCGACAGATTATGTTCTGACGCCTGTCGTAGCGACGTATTTCTCCGTCAGGTAATGACCAGATAAGGTCCGGATCAACCGCAGATGGTTTCTTCAGCTTTGCCCTTGAGAGCTTTTTACTGGCATTTTGCCAGTCCTTACGCGCCTGTTCAGACGGGAATAACCCGTAACCAGAGTTGCATACATCGCCGCTGGCAACCAGCTCTCTTGCGAGAACGCTCATCAGATATCTTGTCGCACCTGTCTTGACTTCCAGTTGCCGTAACGTCTCACGCCCACTCTGGCGTACGAGTTCAACAACCTGTCCTTTAATTTTTTCCCGCTCTTCTTGTGTAAAAACTTTTGCCACAAGCCCTCCTGAAAATTACCTCATGACCAGAAATTAACACTTACCCCCTGAAGCCCGGCGGAATTTCGTTATCCGGTTCAGAAATATGATTCACACAACGCTGGTTGTTCGTGCCGCTTACCGGGAGCAACCAGGGGTTCTCAAAATTCCGGTCCGGTCCAAAAAACGTCGTCGCTCGCTGAACAAATTCCGTTCCCGTTTTCCCGGTAGCCGCCAAGTATCTTGCGTAACGCCTCACGCCATCCAGCATGGCCTCTGGTGGCACCCCCTCGCGTAATCTGGCCTTCCAGGCACTGAAAGCGGATTTCTTCGGGTTTGCCCCAGCACGCAACGGGTACTCCCGCCAGACCTGTTCGAACACATCCGGATAATCCACTCGTCCCACAGACTGCCCGGTGTTTTCCGGGACTACCCGATCGGCTTCCCGCTGAATGGCGGAATCGGCTTCGGGCTGCTGCAGTTGGTGTGATTGCTCCGGCCTTGCGGTCATCACCTGCTGCACAGCGCCCGAATCGGCTTTCAGCGCATACGCTGAATCGGCTTCCGGTGTCGTGCCTGCTGGCTGACCAAGATTGACGGTCTGAACATCCCCTGCCTGGTTCGTGGCGTTTTTTACGCCATGGACCATAGTGTTTTGATCTTCTTGATCTGTATCTTTATCTGTATCTTTATCTGTCGTGACTCGTCGTGACATGTGCGTGACATTTCGTGACGCGCCGTGACAATCGCCATTTTGTTCCCGCTTTCTTTCCCTCTCTCGCTGCGCCCTCTTGCGCTCTGCAGGAGATTTTGCGGTTTGCGAAATATTGCCGTTGTCCTCTTTAAGCACCTGGCGTTTTTCCCATCCAGTGATTAAATCACCATCAAGTACCCGCCCCTGCATCGTCTGCAAAATTGAATCAATTACCTCTTCTGTCACGTCGAGCGCACTTGCCAAATCTTCTGTCGTGACATCAATGTGACCTCGCGTGACATTTCGTGACGCGCTCACCAGGAGGTGGATATACACTGCCATCACTGTTGCAATTGGCTGCCCTGACACCCTGGCAATTGTTCGCCACTTAGGGTCATTTGGCATGTCATGCCATAATCTGAGCCAGGCGTTAGCCATACTCACCTCTTCTGATACCGAATCTTTTTACTCACGAGTTGCCGGAAGCGATTCGATATGGCTATTGTCAGTCAATGTACTGCCACAGCATTTCCTGCCGGGCCACCACGGTTCATCTGATTGAAACCGGCGATTGCCACTGCGACAAAATCATCAGCGTCTCTCACCAGTCGCTCCCGCGTCTCCACCAGCTCCCGAAAATAAGCTGAACTGTGGCTGCGCATTCTGGCCACCAGCAAAGGTGGCATTGCCTTTTCGATCGCTGGTAACAACGCCTGAATTTTTTCAACTGCATCAGGGGTGTCTTTCTCTATCCAGCGGAAAATTTTCTGGGTATTGCGAGCCAGGGCTTCCGGATGGCTGTCGTCGTACAGTTCAGGAAACGTCATACCCAACTCAAAATAAGCCTGGGTTATTCCAGCTGCCGGAACTTTTTCGCCATCAGGACGCGCCCAGGCATTCATCGCCATGCGGATGTGTTCATGCTTGATTTTCATGAATCCCCCCTTGGTTAGAAGGCGGATTATGATCAGAACCGGGAATGACAACCGTCGGTATGTGTAACTCATATTTGAGCGCCCCGGCAGTGACTGCCTGAATTAGCAACGCCCATTTCCACGGAACCTCTTCCCCCCACATGCTGACTGTGGTTTTTGACGTTCCTAGAGCTGCGGCTGTTTTAACAACTCCGCCAAAATAGCCTAATACTTCTGATTTTTTCATGAGTCGCTCCATAAAACTGAACGCCAAAAGTTTAATAATCAAAACCAAAGAAAGTCAAGAAACAAAACCATCTGTGTTTTAAAATCAAAACATGAACAAGCAAACAATATCTGAACGCATAACCCAACGTATGCATGCGCTAAACCTGAAAGGCAAAGACCTTGTCAATGCCACTGGCGCATCAAAAGGCTCCGTAAGTCAATGGATGAACGGTGGAGGAGCGCCGTCCTCGCGTTACATAAGTTCACTGGCAAAAATATTGAAAGTAAACGAAAATTGGCTTCTTAATGGAGGAGAGTTAAATACAGGTGATTCGCTTGATCTATCTTTACCGCCGATAAAAACGGTTCCGCTACTATCACTTCAGCAGGCAGCAAGCTGGAGTGATTATATGAAAAATTCCTCAATAACCTCTTGTGTGCAGCTTGTCGGAGAAATCCCGGCCAATACCTTTGCAGTTGTTCTAGAGAGTGACAGTATGTCAACATCTGGTGGGGGAGTTTCCATCCCAAATGGTTCAACAGTTTTTGTTGATCCCGATCGAACCGTACAACCAGGAAATATTGTCCTTGCCTTACCCAAAGGGACCACAACACCTGTCATTCGTAAACTGGAGATAGAAGGGCCGGATATTCTTTTAGTCCCCACGAATCCTCGCTACCCTTCAATTATGCTGGATGATCTATCTTGCATATTGGGCGTATGCTTTAAAATTCAACAAAATATTTAACCGACCTCATCTATTTGATTAACTGTATGCCATCGTGGTGATGGCTTAACAGCTGCCTGCTTAAAATGTTTTGATAAAAAAACATTGACCTGAAAAGTTCATTTTTCTAAACTTAATTCATTCCCTCTCCCCACCCCACAGAATGCAGGGCAATACTTCTAGTTACCAGGCAGTGGTCAGGGGTTAAGTAGCCAGCCCGAGGCGTAAGAACATGACGGCAGGGTTCAACTTTAATAACTATGCAGCAGGTTTTTGTTCCGCTACCCCGGCGTTAAGGGGAAATGAGGTCAGCATGGATACTATCGATCTTGGCAACAGCGAATCTCTGGTATGTGGCGTGTTCCCCAACCAGGACGGTACGTTCACCGCGATGACGTATACCAAAAGCAAAACGTTTAAAACCGAAAATGGTGCCCGTCGCTGGCTGGAAAGAAACTCAGGTGAGTGATATGGATTTCGACACAATCATGGAAAAGGCTTACGAAGAATACTTCGAAGGCCTTGCCGAAGGCGAAGAAGCTCTCAGCTTCAGTGAGTTTAAACAGGCGCTTTCCAGCTCGGCAAAATCTAACGGCTGATAAGCGAAGCAGCACCGCGAGGAATCAGTATGCAGAAACGAGAACCCGTCATCATCGCGCCAGACTATACCAATGATGAACTTTATGAGTGGATGCGCCAGAAAATTAATGCAGCGCAGGATTTGAAATGGGCCAATGAAGCCAGGGCTAAGCAGGCTGAAAATCTGTCCGCTCTGGAGCAGGATATCACCAATCTGGAAAAAGCAGCGGCATTAAGCATTGCCAGAATGATTACATACCCGCGTGAATAGCTAACCAACGAAGCTAAGGTTGGTAATTAAGGAGTTCTCCACGGGTGAGGTGGAGTGCGTGCGCCGGACACGGGTGAGCATCCGGCACTGACAGTTTACTGAAAGGATATTTCCCTGAAAAGTCAGACCATAACGCGAAAGCGCACGGCGAGGTAGCTGGTTCATAGATAGCCTGTCGTTAAATTTTCGTCGACCGTGCGCTTCCGGTTGTGGCAATCCGCGAAATGGCGCGGCGGTAAGTATGGCGGGGTTATTCCTTCCACCGTTGAGGACACCGGGTTGTCAGGTTGACCATACGCTTAAGTGACAACCCCGCTGCAACGCCCTCTGTTATCAATTTTCTGGTGACGTTTGGCGGTATCAGTTTTACTCCGTGACTGCTCTGCCGCCCTTTTTAAAGTGAATTTTGTGATGCGGTGAATGCGGCTAAGCGCACGCGGAACAGTTAAAACCAAAAACAGTGTTATGGGTGGATTCTCTGTATCCGGCGTTAATTGTTAACTGGTTAACGTCACCTGGAAGCACCAGGCACCGCATCACAAAATTCATTGTTGAGGACGCGATAATGGAAACGTTATTACCAAACGTTAATACGTCTGAAGGTTGTTTTGAAATTGGTGTCACTATCAGTAACCCTGTATTTACTGAAGATGCCATTAACAAGAGAAAACACGAACGGGAGCTATTAAATAAAATATGCATTCTTTCAATGTTGGCCCGTTTACGTCCGATACAAAAAGGATGCTGGCAATGAATACAGCATTTGCACTTGTTCTGACAGTTTTTCTTGTTTCCGGAGAGCCAGTTGATACTGCAGTCAGTGTTCACAGGACAATGCAGGAGTGTGTGACTGCAGCAACCGAACAGAAAATTCCCGGTAACTGTTACCCGGTCGATAAAGTTATTCACCAGGATAATAACGAAATCCCGGCAGGTCTTTAAAACAGTTCCGTAATAAACATCCGATTTCATTCTTATATGCCAGCAATGGCAGGGATTTGTTCACCCTTAAATCTGTAATGAGGTAAAACAAAATGAGTAAAGTCTTTATTTGCGCCGCCATTCCGGACGAACAGGCAATAAAGGAAGAAGGTGCCGTCGCTGTAGCCACTGCCATTGAAGCCGGTGATGAACGTCGCGCCCGCGCAAAATTTCACTGGCAATTCCTGGAACATTATCCGGCTGCTCAGGACTGCGCTTATAAATTTCTTGTTTGCGAGGATAAACCCGGTATACCCCGCCCTGCCCTCGATTCCTGGGATGCTGAATATATGCAGGAAAACCGCTGGGATGAGGCGTCTGCTTCCTTTGTTCCGGTCGAGACTGAATCCGATCCGATGAACGTCACTTTTGACAAGCTGGCCCCTGAAGTACAGAACGCTGTCATGGTTAAGTTCGACACATGTGAAAACATCACCGTTGATATGGTTATTAGCGCACAGGAATTGTTGCAGGAAGACATGGCAACATTCGACGGACATATCGTTGAAGCGTTGATGAAAATGCCAGAAGTTAACGCCATGTATCCGGAGCTTAAGTTGCACGCCATTGGGTGGGTTAAGCATAAATGTATTCCTGGTGCTAAATGGCCCGAAATTCAGGCAGAGATGCGCATCTGGAAAAAACGTCGCGAAGGTGAACGCAAGGAAACCGGAAAATACACGTCTGTTGTTGATCTCGCCCGCGCCAGAGCCAATCAACAGTACACTGAAAATTCAACAGGAAAAATCAGCCCGGTCATTGCTGCCATTCATCGCGAATACAAGCAGACATGGAAAACACTGGATGACGAACTGGCCTACGCTCTCTGGCCTGGTGATGTGGATGCCGGAAACATTGACGGCAGCATCCATCGCTGGGCAAAAAAAGAAGTTATCGACAACGACCGCGAAGACTGGAAGCGTATCTCGGCATCAATGCGCAAACAGCCTGATGCCCTTCGCTACGACCGCCAAACTATTTTTGGCCTTGTCCGTGAGCGTCCGATCGACATTCACAAAGATCCCGTAGCACTGAACAAATATATCTGCGAATACCTGACGACAAAGGGCGTGTTTGAGAATGAAGAAACAGACCTGGGCACTGTTGATGTTCTCCAGTCATCAGAAACACAAACTGATGCAGTGGAAACTGAGGTATCTGATATCCCAAAAAATGAAACCGCGCCGGAAGCTGAACCATCTGTAGAGCGTGAGGGGCCGTTCTATTTCCTCTTCGCAGATAAGGACGGAGAAAAATACGGTCGCGCAAACAAACTTTCTGGTCTGGATAAGGCACTGGCTGCTGGCGCCACTGAAATCACAAAAGAAGAATATTTTGCCCGAAAAAATGGCACATACACGGGCTTACCGCAAAATGTAGATACCGCTGAAGATTCAGAACAACCAGAGCCGATAAAAGTTACCGCTGACGAAGTAAACAAAATTATGCAGGCAGCCAATATCAGCCAGCCTGACGCCGATAAGTTGCTTGCTGCATCACGTGGTGAATTTGTTGAAGGGATTAGTGACCCGAATGATCCGAAATGGATTAAGGGGATCCAGACCCGCGATTCTGTGAGCCAGAACCAGCATGAATCGGAACGGAACTACCAAAAAGCGGAACAAAACAGTCCAAATGCGTTACAAAACGAGCCAGAAACGAAACAGCCTGAACCAGTGGCGCACCAGGAAGTGGAAAAAGCCTGCACCGCCTGCGGTCAGACCGGCGGCGGCAACTGTCCTGATTGTGGCGCGGTGATGGGCGACGCAACATACCAAGAAACATTCGATGAAGAGTATCAGGTTGAAGTTCAGGAAGATGATCCGGAGGAAATGGAAGGCGCTGAACATCCACACAAGGAGAACACTGGCGGCAATCAGCATCACAATAGCGATAATGAAACTGGCGAGACGGCAGATCACCCAATTAAGGTGAACGGTCATCACGAAATCACATCCACCAGCAGGACGTGTGACCATCTAATGATCGACCTTGAAACCATGGGAAAAAATCCTGATGCCCCGATCATCTCAATAGGTGCAATATTTTTCGATCCGCAAACCGGAGATATGGGACCGGAATTTAGTAAGACTATCGATCTGGAAACTGCTGGCGGAGTCATTGATCGGGACACCATTAAATGGTGGCTTAAGCAATCACGCGAAGCGCAATCTGCCATTATGACCGATGAAATCCCGTTAGATGATGCACTGTTACAATTGCGGGAATTTATCGACGAAAACTCCGGTGAATTTTTTGTTCAGGTTTGGGGAAATGGAGCCAACTTCGACAACACGATTTTGCGCCGTTCATACGAACGGCAGGGGATCCCCTGCCCGTGGCGTTACTACAACGATCGCGATGTACGCACAATCGTTGAGCTGGGGAAAGCCATAGACTTCGATGCCAGAACGGCTATTCCATTCGAAGGTGAGCGCCATAATGCACTTGATGACGCCCGTTACCAGGCAAAATACGTTTCAGCTATCTGGCAAAAACTGATCCCAAATCAGGCTGATTTTTAATGTTCAACCCCGGTCGTTGCCCACCAGCTATAGTGGCGGCGACCATGATTAGCGAACGACGCTCATGGCAAGACTTATTCTGCTCACTGAGTGGGCAAAGGAGGAATTCAGTGAACCGGTCCCTACTCCGAGTACGTTAAGTAAATACGCTAAAGCCGGAATGATATTTCCTCTCCCCAAAAAAGTTGGAAGACGCTGGCGAGTGGATCCGCAAGCTCGCTTTGTCGGAATGGTAAACAAGCCGGAGGTGATCGCCACAGATCACCCTGCTTTGAAGAGGATACTGGAAGATGGCGCGCCCGCGAAAATATAAAACCGATGTTCCGGGATTATCTCCGTATTTTGACAAAAGAAATAACAAAGTTTACTGGCGTTACAGGCATCCCATAACAGGCAAAAATCACGGTCTCGGCAGTATTGACCAGAAACTGGCAGAAACTATTGCAGCAGAAGCGAACAGCCGTCTTGCCCGGCAGCAAATGGAACAAATGCTCAGTCTGCAGGAGAAAATTATTAGTGACACCGGCGGTTCATCAACCGTTACCATTTTTCTGAATAATTACAGAAAAATTCAACAGGAAAGATATGAAAACGGCGAGATCAAACTCAACACGCTGAAACAGAAAGCGGCCCCTCTCAGGGTATTTGATGAACGTTTTGGCACCAGACCGTTAGATGCCATAACCGTAAAAGATGTGGTATCAGTACTGGAAGAGTACAAGGCCAGAGGACATAACAGAATGGGACAAATTTTCAGGAAAGTACTGATCGATGTTTTCCGGGAAGCTCAGCAAACGGGCGATGTCCCGCCAGGCTTTAACCCTGCAGAATCGGCAAAAAAACCGCAGGTGCGGATATCAAGACAGCGACTGACTTTTGATGAGTGGATGATGATTTATAACGCAGCGGAAAAGGATGGTTACTTTTTACAGCGCGGTATGCTGCTGGCACTGATGACAGGCCAGCGCCTTTCAGATATTTGCAAAATGCAATTTTCGGATATCCGGGATGGTTATCTTCATGTCGAACAGCAAAAAACAGGAACCCGGATTGCCATCCCTCTGGCTCTGCGTTGCGATAAATTAAATCTCACCCTAGATGATGTGGTGTCATCCTGCCGCGATTGCGTTCTTAGTCCGTGGCTATTGCACCACCATCACGCGAAAGGGACAGCTAAGCGCGGCGGGATGGTTAAGCCAGCAACATTAACCGTTGCATTTAAAAAAGCCCGGGATTCTGTGGATTACAACTGGCGTGCTAATGGCACCCCACCCTCTTTCCATGAGCAGAGATCTTTATCAGAGCGATTGTTCAGAGAGCAGGGGGTTGATACCAAAATTTTGCTGGGCCATTCGAATCAAAAAATGACCGATATTTACAACGACGCACGCGGTAAGGAATGGAAAAAACTGGTCATTTGATGACCAGTTTTGCAGAGGGGTTTTGCAGAGGTTTTGCAGAGAAAATTAAAAACGATATCCTGCGGAGAACATAAACACCCACGGATCCAGTCGTACCGAGTCTTTTACGGTAGTAACACCAGATTTGTACTTAGCCGTGGTATCGATATCCATGTACCACACTGACATGTTAACCAACCAGTCACGGTTAATCAGATAATCAACCCCCACCTGCCCGGCAGCTCCCCAAGAGTCTTTCAGACTGAGATCGGAAAGCCCCGCCTCTTTGCCATGATCGTTAAATCCATTATCAAAGAAGGTGGTGTAGTTAATACCTGCACCAACGTAAGGACGGAATTTGCTGCTGGCATCACCAAAATACCACTGCGCCATCAGTGTTGGCGGCAGATGATGAACGGTTGCAATATCGCCGGTCGCCCGGGTGCCGATTTTATGGCGGAACGGCGTTGCTGCCAGTAATTCCACACCAATGTTGTCGGTCGCCATATAAGTAAACGTCAGGCCCAGTTGAGTGTTATTGGTCACGCTGAATCCACCCAAACTTCCTAACGTACCACCAGCACCTTCTGTTGGACGTACGGTTGCAGAACCTGCACGCATAAAAAATTCGCCGGCTTCATGTGCAAAGGCACTGCCAGAGAGAAGAGTTGCTACTGCCAAAGCCGCCACTGTTAACTTTTTCATATCCGCTCCGTCGTTATGGTTATAAAAACGTGACGAATATACCCACATTGGGGTAACAAATGATCCTACACAGATCACATTACATATGGTAATTCACCCTTTATTGATCTGGATTAATTTAGAAGTTGCATTGAAAATCCTGGTTAATGTGATTTAAATCAATTTTTATATATTTCGCTACGCAAATATTAACTCGCTCGCCACTTTCAGCGGTTTGCCCACGCCTGAAGGCCAGCAATTACCTCCGCTTTACAAAGATATGCTTTTCCATACAAGACCTGATGCTGCCACCCGGGGCTTAACCAGGGTACAATTGCCCGCTAATTAACACCTGCATAAAACTCAAGGAGAGTGCATGTCTATCACGGCGCAGTCCGTATACCGTGACACCGGAAATTTTTTCCGTAATCAATTTATGACCATTCTGTTGGTATCGTTGCTATGTGCGTTTATCACAGTGGTGTTAGGGCATGTTTTCTCACCCAGTGATGCACAGCTTGCGCAGCTCAATGACGGCGTACCCGTTAGCGGCAGTAGTGGGTTGTTCGACCTGGTTCAGAATATGTCACCGGAACAGCAACAAATTTTGCTGCAGGCTTCAGCGGCGTCCACTTTTTCAGGATTAATCGGTAACGCCATTCTCGCCGGGGGCGTAATATTAATTATCCAGCTGGTGTCTGCGGGTCAGAGAGTCAGTGCGCTGCGAGCTATTGGTGCCAGTGCGCCGATATTACCAAAGTTATTTATTCTGATTTTTCTGACTACCCTTTTAGTACAGATTGGCATCATGCTGGTGGTCGTTCCGGGAATTATCATGGCCATTTTACTGGCTCTGGCACCGGTGATGCTGGTACAGGACAAAATGGGCGTTTTTGCCTCGATGCGTAGCAGTATGCGGCTGACATGGGCGAATATGCGTCTGGTGGCACCCGCAGTACTGAGCTGGTTGCTGGCAAAAACACTGTTGCTGCTTTTTGCCTCTTCTTTTGCCGCATTAACCCCGGAAATTGGTGCCGTACTGGCGAACACCTTGAGCAACCTGATTTCAGCCGTATTGCTCATCTATCTGTTCCGCCTGTATATGTTGATTCGCCAATAACCTTAAGCATTTGATTACGGAATCGTAAAATGAAGCAGTTTCTTGATTTTTTACCGCTGGTTGTCTTTTTCGCGTTTTACAAGATTTATGACATCTATGCGGCTACTGCGGCGCTCATCGTCGCCACGGCGATTGTGCTTATATATAGCTGGGTTCGCTTTCGTAAGGTTGAGAAGATGGCCCTGATCACTTTTGTTCTGGTGGTCGTCTTCGGTGGCTTGACGCTGTTCTTCCACAATGATGAGTTTATTAAATGGAAGGTTACTGTCATTTATGCCCTGTTTGCGGGTGCCCTGTTAGTCAGCCAATGGGTGATGAAAAAGCCGCTAATTCAGCGGATGCTGGGTAAAGAACTCACCCTGCCGCAATCGGTATGGTCGAAGCTGAATCTGGCCTGGGCTGTTTTCTTTATCCTTTGCGGTCTGGCAAACATCTACATCGCATTCTGGCTGCCGCAAAATATTTGGGTCAACTTTAAAGTCTTTGGCCTGACCGCCCTTACCTTAATCTTCACATTGTTAAGCGGTATCTATATCTACCGCCACATGCCGCAGGAAGAGAAGTAATAAATAACACTTAAAACACATCAATTTCAATTAGTTAGTTATGATATTGACATGAAATTATGATTAAAAGCACGCTTTAATGTACACTTTGTACGAAGCGTGCTTTTTTTTCAGCTGCGTTTTGCGTAGCTCCTTCCAGTTTCGCAAAACCCCGCTTTACCGCCTCGATGACTTCCATCATCATGCCCCTGTTTCAAAATCATAGAGTTTCGGTGCGCACCAGTTTTTTCTCCCTACCCTATACTTTCAGTCTGACATCTGGCTGGAGGTTCCTATGTGTGGACGTTTTGCACAAGCTCAAACGCGTGAAGAATACCTGGCTTACCTGGCGGATGAAGCCGATCGCGACATCGCGTACGACCCGGAGCCGATTGGACGCTACAACGTTGCGCCAGGCACCAAAGTTCTGCTGCTGAGCGAACGCGACGAGCAGCTGCATCTCGATCCAGTGTTCTGGGGATACGCTCCCGGGTGGTGGGATAAACCGCCGCTGATTAACTCACGCGTCGAAACCGCAGCCACCAGCCGAATGTTCAAACCTCTCTGGCAACATGGCCGGGCGATCTGCTTTGCTGATGGCTGGTTCGAATGGAAAAAGGAAGGCGACAAGAAACAGCCCTACTTCATTCACCGTGCCGACGGTCAGCCAATCTTTATGGCAGCTATAGGCAGCACGCCATTTGAGCGCGGTGATGACGCTGAGGGCTTTCTGATAGTGACATCTGCAGCTGATAAAGGACTGGTCGACATTCACGACAGACGGCCGCTTGTTCTGTCACCTGAAGCGGCCCGTGAGTGGATGCGCCAGGATATAGGCGGGAAAGAAGCGGAAGAGATAGCAGCCGACGGAGCGGTTTCCGCCGACAAGTTTATCTGGCACGCCGTGACGCGCTCCGTTGGTAATGTGAAAAATCAGGGGCCGGAGTTGATTGAACTCGTTACTTAACGCGCAGCAGATCGGAAAATCTTGTTGTGTACCGCGGCGAAAGCATTTCTCGTTTCATCGCCCACTGCTGCTGGATGCCCTGCCCTGCAAAATACAGCGTACCTCTCCCGCCTTTAGTGTTGAGTTGATCCAGAACTTCCATCAGCTTCTCACTTCCGACGCGAGGTGCATTGTCATCAAACAGGTTAAGTTGTGCGACGCCCTGACTGAAGAAGTCTCCGAGCATCACGCCCGCTTTCTGGTATCGGTGACCATCTTTCCATATAGCATCAAGGCACTTAGTGGCCGCCGCAATGATGTCCCGGCTATCTTGCGTCGGTGTCAGCAACTTCACCGATGCGCTGTTACCGTAATATGGCTCATTAAGCGCGAATGGTGACGTTTTGACGAACGCAGAGATAAACCGGCAATACTGATGCTCTCCACGCAACTTCTCCGCTGCTCGCGACGCGTAGCTACAGATAGCCTGCCGCATTGCATCGTATTCAGTGACTCGTTCGCCGAATGAGCGGCTACATACAATCTCTTGTTTTACGGGTGCAAACTCTTCCAGTTCTAGACACTGCTCTCCTCGCAGCTCACGCACAGTCCTTTCCAAAACCACATTAAAATGTTTACGAATAAATCGTATGTCAGTATCAGCCAGGTCGAGAACCGTCTTGATCCCCATAGCCTCGAGCTTTTTGGTAATGCGCCGGCCCACTCCCCATGTCTCATCAACAGGAAGTGCTGCCATCAGTTTGCGCTGACGCTCGACGTTAGACAGGTCAACAACTCCACCTGTCTTGTGCTGCCATCGTTTTGCAGCATGATTTGCCAGTTTCGCCAGTGTCTTTGTCTGCCCTATCCCAACGCCGACAGCAAGCCGCGTGTTACGGTATACAGCGTCCTTTAGTTCCTGTCCAAAGTCTTCCAGAACTCTGCAATTACGAACCCCGGTAAGGTCACAGAAAGCCTCGTCTATTGAGTATATTTCGCAGCGCGGCGACATCTCTTCGAGCGTTGTCATCACCCGGTTGGACATGTCCGCATAGAGCTCGTAATTGCTGCTGAAGCAGACAACTCCGCACCGCGTGAACAGGTCTTTCTGTTTGAAGTACGGGTCACCCATTTTGACGCCGAGCAGTTTCGCTTCAGCAGAGCGCGCAATCACGCAGCCATCGTTATTCGACAGCACAACAACCGGTTTTCCTTTCAGGTCAGGCCTGAATACCGTCTCACAACTCGCATAAAATGAATTTACATCAACCAGGGCAAACATCAGATCACCGGGCTGTCGTCAAACTCACCACTACGGGCATCGTTGATGATATATGTCACAACTCCCATAATGAGAGTTTCAGACGTCAGCATCTGATGCCGGTCTGGATAGTTAAGATCTTCAAGGCATCGAGCAGGAGCTAACCTCAAGCGCTTAAGACGAAGTTCACCGTTGAACTGGCATACGATAATAGAACCATCAATGGGATGTACAGCGCTGTCCACGACAAGCATTGCATCTTTCATAATGCCTGCGCGCCAGATAGTCTCTGCTGCCAGCATCAAATATGTCGACGCTGGGCTTGTAATGATCCTGCCGTCCAGTGAGATACGCTCTACTGCATAATCTGCTGCGGGGAATTGGGACTCCATGATTTGCACTCCCATAAATACTGTTTATACATACAGTACTACTCTTACAGAGCGCACATCAAGTACCGTGAAATAGTTAGCATGCAACTTGTTGTTGTAGCTTGAGATAAAGTTGTGGATGGAAAAGCAGAAGTTAATCTATGTTGACTTTACTGCGATATAGAAGCATGAGATGTAATCTTCAACGTTATTTATAGCATGCTAATTACAGTTGGTTATTATTTTGTTGTTATTAAATATTAAACTGCATTCAGTGTGTCAACCATCAAGCATTGATGTTAAAATCTTACAGCCCCAGTGAATAACTGGAATCTTTTGGAACCTTAAGCACGTAATTACCAATTATTAAAAAATGGATAACAAACAAACAATTTATAACATACAGGTATTGCGCTTCTTTGCCGCATTGATTGTCGTCATTGCACATTCTGAGATTGTAATGTATGGAATAAGGATGTCAGGCCTTGGTGGTATAGGTGTTGATATATTTTTTATAATTAGTGGGTTTATAATGCCTTTTATTGCTTATGGAGGTAAAAAAGCTGATGGGCCATTTAATATTTCAGCGGCAAAGTTCTTTTTAAGAAGATTGGTTAGGATACTTCCTTTATATATTATCCTTACGGCATGTGCTGTTTATGTCTCTTATTTGGTTTCATACCAAATCACCTCCCCAGCAAGACCGTTACTTTTTTGGTTTCCATCTGATAAAATAGATTTAGTGTATTTTTTTAGGAGCATAACGTTCACCCATTGGGATAAGGGACCAATACTAGGTGTTGGGTGGACTCTTCAGTTTGAATTTTTCTTTTATGCTATCTTCGCTATTTTTATTGCAATTGGCGTTTCAAAAATAGAGAAAATAGAAATTTCATTTGTGACAATAGTTATCGTTTGTAACATTTTAGTTAAAAACGAGCATGCCGCAAATTTTATTAAAGCGTATTTCCCTCCAATTGAGGTAATCTCTCAGCCAGTAATGATTGAGTTTGCTTTGGGTATGTTTATGTACAGACTGTACATATCAAAAATATTTCTTAACGCCAAACTTGCTACTGCTATATTGATTTGTTCGTTGCCTTTATTTTATATCCTTGAAAAATATTTAATAACTACGTATGTAGGGAACTTATGGCACAGACCTCTTATATGGGGAGCGTTTTCTTTTTACATCGTATGGGCAACAATTAGCCTTGAGGGTAAAGTAAAGACTCCGAATATATTAGTTTACTTAGGTAATGCTTCGTACTGCATATACCTCATACATGGCTTATTTACATCATTGCTTGCGCACTGGTGGGAGCGACTGGAACTACATCTGCATACCAGTGTATTTATGTACCTTGCTTTTTATGTGTTATTTAGCATTATTACAGGGTGCTTAGTTCACTCGTTGATTGAGAAAAAAATAGCAAAATTTACAAGGCGTTTTATTTAGTGCAATAAAATAGGGGTGTTTTATCACCCCTTACCTTCAATATAACACCCCGTCTAGTGACACATTCCCCGTTTGAAATCCGTATATTTTAACAGTTCCATTTGTATCAATAACAATATTACCCTGTCCAATAGGGAGGCCACTTGCATCAAGTTTTGTAACAGAAAATGCCATTTTCCTAACTGGCGAGATGCTCAACGGAAGGTTGCATACTGTCGTACCGTCGGCGGTTATACCTGTTCCGATGTTAGCGATAGTGCCAGTTAATGCAATTTTACCATCGGGATATGATGTTACAGCAGCACGAACCAGTGAAGTTACTGACCAGTTATTTGCCCCCCACGCACCTGGCATCCAGTGGTTAATTATAGGATCATTACGTCTACCGAACATATGTGATGCAATAGCTCTGGCATTTGACAAGCCGAGAAGAATTCTTCCGTATGTGGTCGGGTGAATGTTGTCCATAACAACAGGGTCCTGATTTGTCAGGAGATATTCGGCTACGATTGGTCCGAGATCGTCAAGAGAACCAGTATTCAGGGCATTAAGCGGCTGATTAACCTCTGTATTACGAACAGCTACTGTGCTGGCAAGTATCGCCCTGTAAAGCGCCCCAAGCTCGTAATTTGCCGAAGGCTGTCCATAACCAGCAACCCCGGTTAACGTAACACTCTGATCTCTGGTATAGAACTGTGTAGGCAAAGATACAATGCAGGGAATCCCAAGGTTATTTGCAGTCAGCATCATCTGCTTAACGTTATTTCGTAATGCCTCTCGTCCGGATTGCCTTTGAATATCATTCACTCCGATTTGGAAAAGCACTACATCGATATCATCCAACGATGTGACATTAAATATATTAGCGATATCTCCTGATGCATACCCATTTATTGCAATTGTCTGCATACGTCCAACGCGAATGCCGTGAGTTCCTTCTAGTGCTTGTTGCGCGAACTGTACCCATCCATTTCCCATAGAGGCATCAGTGATTGAATCGCCTACAACAGCGATATTTATCGGTTTTGCAGAGCGGTATTGTCGATTTTCGATAATGTATGGATAGAAGACAGACATATACTTACCGCCATCGCCAAGTGATCCAAATCCTACACGACCAATGATTCTCCCGGTTTGACGAATTGTAACTCGCTCTATCCCGTTAACCAGGATAGTGAATGACTTAAGCGTATCAACACGAACGGATGCAATACTGTTTTTTAGCCATTGTGAAGCATGAGTATCAGATCCAGCATATGCAATGCTTTTTGTAGAGTATGCTCCGCCAATTGTTCCCTCAATTAAATTACCATGTCCAAAATGATCCTCGTAATAGATCCAACGCATACTTTCAGCTTCAACCACAACGCATGGCAGACCACCGGTGTTGTCACCCTCATACATCGACAAGAAATATTCAGAGCACGGCTTCACTCTGCTGTATGCAGCAAAAACAAGATTCCCTGTAGGGGCTGGAATTGATACTGCATCCCCAGCCAGTGACGCTGCAGGTGTATCCGCAACAACACCCATAGGCCATACACCTGACAGAAAAGACCATCCAGAGGTAAAAACCGTCAAGACCGGAGTTTCTTTATCCTGAATATCACAAAATAACGTTTTATTATCTGTGTAGTTTGCATTTTTTATGATCGGCGGAGTTGGTAATGTACCTGGAACAAGTGGTGTATATTCACCTTTTGTAATTCCAACACTTGAACGTAATAAATAACTGGTGCTATTACCAGTAAAAAAGAATTTTACAGGTCTGACAAGTTTTACCAATGGTGATTTGACAGCTTCATCGCTTGCGGTATTAATTGTCACGCTATCATCTACGTCAAGTATGAATCCATTCCAGTATCCAGCAGGAATCTCTGGTGTAAATACCATACTAACAATAGTTTTAGAATTAATTCTAATTACCTTATCTCTTGTTGAAACATACGATTTTATACCGTCAAGAGCAGCACGGTAGTCATGCCCAGGAACGCCGCCAAAAGTTGAAATATTTGCAGGTGATACTAAGTCAAACCTTGACCCATCAGGGGTAACAAAGTAACTTCCTCCATCTGTATCTCCTGCCGTGCCAGTTCCGTTCCTGACGTATATGCCGCCACCTCCGTCATTGATGGAAACTCTTCCACCAGTAATAACGCACCCGATAACTAGATCAATAGTAGAATTGATGGCGTCTGTAAATGTAGTGTATTTTTTCGTTGTCTCAGTAATAGCACTACGTAAGCTGGCATCGCCTACACCTATCCATTTGCCTTTACCTATTCCCCCGGCACTATCAGGTGTTGAATTAGGAGAAACGATTTTAGGAAGCGGCCCATCCCATCTATAGTATTCTCCATCATTTTCATCTTTTAATATTTGATTTGGTAGAGTTATAACAGCGCCGCTCTGAAATGTCCCGATAGGTATCCATCCAAATTCAGCTATAGCCCGCTGTGCAAGCCATCTTAATCCTTCAATCGTGTAGTGTTCATCTCCAAAGCGGTCAATATAACTAAGAGCGAATGAAGTCACGAACTCATCAATTTTCCCTGCGTTAAATTTCAGGTCGCGCGGGGATTCGCTAGGTACTGGCAGATTAGTAGGTGTAGTGGCCATATTTATTCCATAAAAAAACCCGGCGCGATGGCCGGGTTAGGTTTGTCGGGGACGGTTCTTATTCGTAGATGGCGTCGCTGTATTCCGCGACTGTCAGAGATACCGTGTTATCTGTGTTCGGTTTGATGCTGTTGACCGTCCATAGCTGGCTGTCCAGTTCCTCCTCTGTCGCAATGAGATAGCGCGACGGGAGCTGCACAGTGTCTCCGTTCCAGATATTGAGCTGAATGTTTGGGATAGCCGCGGTGAATCCGTACTTCGTGTCGCCACGCGCCGCCGCTGGATAGCGCAGCGTCGGGTTACCCAGGCTGTCTGTCACCAGCACATACATCGAACCGGTAAACGTGATCGGCTCGCTGGTATCAAAGTTATTACCGGCGCGCCCGGTGATGTAACCCTGTTGCTGGTTGCTGTCGTAGATGTCGGGCATCTGAATGACGCTACCGACCTGGATAATGCCGTCCTCGAACACTTTTGCGTTCATATTCACGCGTGAGTAAATCAGGCGTTTGGTTTCTCGCAGCGCGCGCTCACGCGCCTGATACTCGTTACGGAAGCCGACAATCTCGAGCTTGTTCGGGTTCTGCGCTTCCTGTTCGACAATGGCGCCGTTCAGCACGCGATAGTTGATGTACGTCTTGTTGTTCGTGGTCGGGTGAACATAGGACACCTGCACGCCGTCGTAACCGCCAGGAAGAGTGGCCTCGTACGTCATTTTGTACTCGTCCGTCTTCATGTTGGCCCGGTTGAATACGGCCGCCGGGTACTCAACCTTCTGATCGCGAGTAAACGTCAGCACGCCATCGTCCCAGTACGCAATGACAGAGGCCGCATTGCAGATAGCCTGCACCCTGTCGCCCAACGAATCGTTCTCGTCGTCAAACGTGTAGTCGAAGTAACCCAGGCGCTCATCCGGCAGACTTTCGGCAATCGAGTACAGCCCGTACAGGTCAATGCTACTTACCGGCTGCTCGCCCATAATCAGCCAGGTATGCGCCACTGCATCAGCGAACGAGCGCGAGGCCCGCAGGGTGTAATCCACCGATTGCGTCGTCAGGTTGTAACTGATGGTCTGACGCGTCACCAGTGCGTTGTACTTGCGGTCACGGCTGCCCAGGGCGTTCTCCGTCGCCCTTACCTTCACGCGCACCAGCGTATCGGTTGGATGCACGACGTTGGTTCTGACGTTGACCGAGTGGATCTCCTCAACCTTCAGGATAGAGGCATCACTCGAGTTATCTGTGCGCTGGAAGTTAATAGCGTACTTGCCGAAACCGCCGGTCGGCGTCAGCTTATCGGTACGGTAAAATACTTCGCTCGATGATTTGTGCGGCGTCCCCTGATGATACGTGAACGTCTGCTGAGTACCCGGCACCTGGTTGTAGTAATCGTCAATTTTCCAGATCGTGACCTTCCAGTCAGCGGACTTTTTGCCGCCCAGCTGCACCTGAGTGTGCAGCCATAACTGGGCAGATTCGACCGGCGAGAAGAACGGGCCTACCACTAGCGCTTCGTTATCGTTAAGGATGAACTTCGTCGTGTTAATAGTCGCCGTTGCCGGCACGTCAGGAGGGCCAATTAGATCCCTCATCGTGAATGTGTACCACCGGACCGGGTTAACCACCGCGCCGTCGTTTGTTTCGACAGCCGATATCAGCGTGCCGGAGAAATCGACATCCTGCGTTACGTTGCCGGTTGGCGTGCTGTAGGTGACGTTAATCGTAAAAGTAACGGCGTGCGGCAGGACCAGGCCCATGAAGTAATCAAACTCAGCCTGCTTGATAATTTTTACCGCAATCTGCCCGCCGGAGTAAGTTCCGCTCACAACCGTAGTAGCCGTAGCAGTCTCGATCGGGAAATTATCCGATTCGTTTTGCCCGGGCACTTCCTGGCCATCCACGTCGTCGAACCCGTAGCCTTCGTTGATGGTAGGGATCACTTCACCCGGCTGGTAAAACTGGAACTCTGCACCGGCCATACTTCCTAGGCTGGACTCTGAATAACGCACAGACTCGTAATCATATTTGCCGATCCCGATGCACATCCACTCAGTAACGTACTTCAGGCCGCCATCCGTGTCGCTCTGGCGCACGTATTCGAAAAGCGACTCCTGAATCAGGTCCGGGAACGAACGGATTTGTCCGTAGATGTCCGGTTTTGCTTTGTAGACGCGCGCCGTATTCGTCTGGCCGGTCAGGCTATTGTTTGGCGAGTCAATCGTGTTGCCGCCTGTATTGGCGATCGCCGGCTTTGGCGCAAGGAAAGAGAATACCGCGCCGACAACTTTGAAGATCGGGCTGAGAATGTCGCCAATGATGCCCTTCGGCTGGTCGAATATCTGGACGGTGTCCAGTTCGCATAGCTCAAACGCCAGCTCATCATCTTCGCCCAACTTTACGCCGTTGCGGACGATCAGCAGATCGCGGTGAAAGTTACCATCATTGGCCGCCAGCCAGTCATAAAAAAGGGTGCCGTTTGGCACCCTGCAACGCAGCTTAGGCGTTCCTGGAAAATTCGATATCTCAACCAGCGCCATATTCGAAAAACTCCACTTTGGTGAATGCCCGCTGAATGACCAGCAACGAGTCCATGCGTACGCTTCCGTTCTCGCCGCGCGAGTGCAGCGCCTGCCGGTTCAGTACCAGGCCAACATGCGCCGGTTGCGCGCCGCGGTACCCGACGAATATCCCGCCCTCGACCGGCTTATCCACCGGGTGCCAGAAAACGACATCACTTTGATAGCAGGTGAAGAAGTCCTCACCGGCTTCGTAGTCCGGCGTCTGGTGCAGTTCAATGCCGAGAACGTGCCGGTAATACAGCACGCACAAGCCCCAGCAGTCGACCCTATCGAACGAGCAGGCCCGGTTAGCCCACGGCACGCCGATCACCTTCCGAGCAAAATCAGAGGTACTGCAGGCCGGTATATTCCGTTGGGTCATAGAGCCTTCCGATGTTGTTGTTCAGCGGGTTGGTGACGGACAGAGTGACCGACGCGGAGTCAGCATCGATGTCCACTGTCTTGACGTATAACTGCCAGGACTTAATCGGCACAGACACGTCCCCGCTATCGAAGATCTGCCTTGTGGCCGTGATGGCCGTCAGCCGGGCCGCGCCCTTCCACTGCTTCATCAGCGCTTTGATGTCCGACGAAAGCCGCCCTAACTTCACCGTCGCGTCGATCACCGGCGTGCCGCTCTGCTGGCTCTCTTCGATTTCAAAGCGCGCTGGCATATACGTCTGGCCGCCGAGCGTCTTCGGAAAGAACTGCTTGTCGACCAGGCGGACGTAGCCAAAGGATGGATGGTAGAACGTGATGGTGTCGTACAGCCCGCGCGTCGGCCGCTGCTGCTTATACTCCCTGAAGCTCGGCATTACGGCACCCTCGGTAGTGATTCAGGATCGCGTCCGTCCGGATAGCCAGTGACAACGATATCCAGCCAGGAATCCCACGGCGGCGGCAGTTCAACAATGATGTCGTCAAATTCGTCGTCGGCATTGTAGAGGTGGTTCGCAATAACGGTTCCCGTCCAGGTCACCACCCCGCCGTCGATACTGGTTTGCACCGGCATCTGCGTGAAATGAAGCTCCTGCAGCTGGAGGCCACTGCCGCCCAGGTTGATATTCATCCGGAACCAGTTCAGGCCCCGGTTGAGATAGTTCGGGCTGCGCAGCCACTGCTGGAAAGCGCGCTCCTGCGCCAGGGTGAATATCCACGTCAGCGACCAGGTCACTTTCAGGTCGTCGGTTTGATTCTCGAAGATGGCCGGGCCGACCGCTGGCTGATCGGCCTGGAACCCGGTATCGAGAGTCATGTTTTTGCTGGCCTTCTGCGCCAGCGGCAGCCAGTCGGGATAGTCTATAATTGGCATCAGCCCTGCCCCCTTGGCTTGCGTTTGACATTGAAGTTGCTGGTTATACCGCTGCTAATCGGCCCGCCATTATTCAGGTCAGCGACGATGACATCGACGGTCACGCCCCCATTGGCATCCGTGCCAGCTTGCGCATCGACCGAGGATGACGTGTAGTTCTGGATGTTGATTACCACCCCGCCACCACCTCCTGAAGCCATGTCCTTATTGCTGATCACTCGACCGTTGTCGCCCGGTATCATGTACTGCTTTCCGGTGCTGGCCTGGTAAATCTCAGGCATCCCGCCTTCGCCGACCTGGTACATTCCGCCAGCCGAAACGGGCCCGCCGTTCTTTCGCTTGCCAGACAGCGCCAGGATGCCAGCCATAGCTCCGATGCCGATCGCCACCGCACCACCGAATGAGGCGATGGATGACATAATGGCTGCCGGAGTCCAGGCCGCTGTCGTAGCCGCCGCCGCCGCGGTAGACGTCGCCGTGGTAGTGGCAATGCCTGCCGCCTGAGCAGTGGTCGATGCTGCAACTGCAGCAGTGGTGGCCGTCTGCCCCATGATGGCTGACTTCACCCACTCAACGCCCATCTGAACGAAGGTGTTGATGAGGCTGTTCAGTACGGTATTCCCGATCGAGCGCAGGGCATCAGACGCTGACATGCTCCCGGTAATGATGCCGGTTAAGGCGTTGGACGCATTACCGGCCAGTGCATCGAAGGACGCCGCCAGTGCTTCATTACCTGCGCTCTGATTGCGGAAGATCTCCCATTGGGCAGCGATGCGAGCCTGCTCATACTCCTTGTCAGCTGTAGCGCGCAGCATGAGCGCATTCTGGTGAGTGATAAGCCCCTGCTGTTCGAATGCCTGAATGAGCGCTAGCTTGCGAGCGTTCTCGTTAGCAAGTTGCTGAACAGGGTCAACTCCACCGACTGCATCCTGCTGTGGCGTCACAGCCTGCTGGGCGCGGATTTTGGCGAGGTTTGCCTGGTGAGTTGCCTCCAGTCGCTCGGAAGTCTGATTGAACTGCTCCTGACTGATTTTCTTCGCAGCCAGAGCGGTGTTCAGATCCTCTACATCCTGCTTGTAACTGGCATTCTCACGCGCCTCAGGGAGAAGCTTCTCAGCTGCCGCTTGCGCTTTAATGGCGTTAGCAGTGTCCCATTTTGTTGCGGCGTACTGCCCAGCCAGCGCGATCTGCTCCTTCGTTGCGCCTTTACCAAGTGACTGCTGAGCATTCAGGATCGCTTGTTCCCGGCTCAGCTTGCTTGTTGAGTCGGCAGCGAGCTCTGATTGCTGTTTCAGGTTCGCCAGTTTCTGAGCAATAGAATCAGCCTGGGAAGCACCTTTCTTCTGCTCGGACTGAAGTGTCTTCTGCGCCTGCGTATTTTTGTACGTAGCGGCAGCGTCATTTTCCATTTGTTTGGCGTGCGGATCATCTTTTGCAAACCCCGCATCTTCAGCGGCATATTGCGCCTGAAGTCGGGCGCGAGCCTCACCCTGCAGTTTTGACAGCGCAAGGTTACGCTCTGACTGCTTGATAAGGTTCTTCTGCCCGGCGGTAAGGTTATCCGTTTCCTGCTTCAGAGCAGCAACATTACCTTTAGCAATGACGGCTTCACGTGATAACTCAACCAGTTTCCCAACAAATGCCGTGAGCGCAGTCTGCCCTTTCTCGGTTGAGCTCTGAGTGTTCTGCAGTTCAGTAGCAAGTCGCTGCAGGGCTTCCGGTGTTGGGTTTTTGGCAATATCGGAAAGTTGCTTGCTGAACTCGAAGGCTTTCTGCTCTGATATCCCGAACTTGTCGGCAACGGCTCCGACGGTGTTGCCAATGCTGTTTGCGGTCGCCTGGAATGCCTGCCCGGCACCGTATGCCTGCTTCATCGCCTCGGAATAGTTATCCGTGGTGATTTCAAGAGTAGCCAGACGATCGTTAAAGCCATCGACTGACGCATAACCACCGGAAAATGCAGAAAGTGCCTTATCGCCGAAGGAAAGTAACGAGCTCGAAGCATCGCTAATCGCCTTCGGTATCTTGTTGATAGCCTCGTTGTATTCCAGCAGTGCCTGGTTACGCATCAGCGTTGCTACTTCGGTATTCGTTTTCGCGAGCAATGCGTATTTATCAGACAGAGCGGCCACGCCATTTTGGGAAATGGTAATGACCTTGTCCATCGCCTCGGCTGCGTCTTTCAGCGCATCCATGGCGTTCTTGCCGCCATTCAGAGAAGTGATGAGCACACCGGCCAGGACAGAACTCAGTGCGATAACAGAACCAATTACCGCACCACCCGGCCCGAATGCACCGGCAAGTTGAGAGCCCTGCTGTGCAAACGCTACCAGCGCGGACTGGCCGCCCTGAACCTGAATGATAAAGTCCTGAACCTGGTACCCAGCCTGTTGCATGCTGTTTTTCCAGGCTCCAGTTCCTTTCGCTCCGGTTTCCACGCCTGTTTTCATGTCATACAGTCGGCCGGTCAATTCGCCGATCTTCTGCTTCTCTTCATCGGTCGCTTTTGACCCGGCGCGCAACTGGGCAGCCAGAACGGCAGCACTGCGAGCGCCATTCTCCTGTGCTTCGTCCAGCACAGCGAGTTGGTTACCCAGCGCCTCGATGATGGATTCAGCGCGATTGAACTCACTGTTGGCGCCACCGGTCCCGCTGCGGGCCTCTTCCATTGCGCGGGCGATCCCGCTCACATTGGTGTTAAGCTTGCGCAGTTGGTTATCCATCGAGTTGGCATAACCAGCCAGTTCAGTAAACGCGGATCCGGTTTGAGACGTGCTTTGATCGAGGTTATCCATTCCCTTGCCGGACTGCTGAGCTGCCGCATCCAATTTATCCAGAGCATCAATGGCCTGCTTCCCGCCCTGCAGCAGCGGCTCAACGTCAGCGCTGATTTCATAAACGATGCTACCGGCGTTCTTCTCACCAGCCATGTCATTCTCCAAATAGTACTGACGATGGTATTTCGCTGAATCTTAAGGCTCATCACAATAGAAAAGTAATGAACGTGCTGAAATGATTGCTGTTTTTAAAACAATGGAGGATTTATGCCGTTACCAATGAATATTAGTGATATAGCCAGAACTGGAGTTCATATAGAAATTACTGCCGATTGTGCAATTCCAATGAATATTTCTGACTTAATAAGAACCGTAGCTAATGCCGGTGGTCACATTAAAATCGACGTTAGGGGCCGAGTACCAATGAACGTCAGTGATTTAGCCCGGATTGGTAGAGAGCATTTGACGTTGGTTTTCTAAAATAGAGCCCAATTTATTGGGCTTTCTTTCTACGTGCAGCCTGTTTAGCCAGGTATTCGTCGGCGATGCTGTCATACTCATCGCGAGTGAAACCTTTCTGATCGGGGTATTTCGCCGCCAGCAGCATCTGAAATTCGGTCATCGTTAACTGAGAGGCTTCGGCGCGGTTCATTCCAAAGTGACTACGTGCTGCGCTGATGTAGTCGAAGGCTTTGAACTCCGTAGTGCGCTCGCCAGTCTCGTGGCGCTGCAACTGGCGAACCTTTGCCTTTCCGACGATGCCGTGCTGCATGAGGTGCTGCGCCAGTACGATAATGTCGTTCTTAGGCATCTGGCCCGGGCGGTAGACGACACAATGCCGCCATCCTTTCCATTCGCCGATCATTGGCGTCAGGTCGTCCTCACAGCACGCCTGTAGCACAAGCATGCACGTCGATAACAGCTTCTCGGCTGCACGGTTGAATGAAGGTGATAGCCATTCAGGAAAGCGCCCCAGCATGCCAGCGCACACCTCAACCAGCTGTGCGACGTCTTTGCCGTGGATGGTGGCATACGCCTGCACAATCTCCTCTGGAGCGCCGATCCTCGTCATAGCCTCGAATGAGGGCCTGAGCAGGTAGTCTTTACCGCCTGCGCGGCTGTCGCTGATAGAGAGTTCGCCAATATCGGTTAAAGCGGTCATATGCCTTCCAGTAAACGGTCATTATCAAGGGCAGCACGCCGCCCTTTGGAATGTCCGTTAGGTAACGGTAACCGTATGCACGGCCACAAAGTTGCCGTCTTCGGTATTGATGATGATCTGCGCGCTGCCGGTGGCGACGCGGTTCACCGTGACGGTGGTACCGGATGCTGTGGCAGTGGCTTTGGCTGGATCAGTTGATGCAACGGTGAAGCCTGTGTTTGTTGCGCCGGTTGGTGCGATATTCACCGTGAAGGTGCTGGTACCACCCGCCGCGCCAGTGCTGGTTGCCGGTGTTACCGTCACGCCAGTCACCGCTACCGCAGTGATTTCGTTCACTTCGATGGTGCTAGCGTCGCCGACTTTGAACTCAGTGGAGAACGTGACGATATCGTTCGTGCCACCGTCAGAGCTCAGCGCCGTGATATTCATGTAGCCGATGAATTCGACCGGGCCGTAGTCCATGCGCACCCAGATACCGGGCTGGCGCTTGGCCTTCAGTTCATCAGCAAAATACTTGATGAACTTACCGACACCGTACTGATCCAGCTTGTCCTTCTTGCGCACTTCGCCTTCAAAGCTCAGGGTGAAGTCACTGTTGGTGATGATGGTCTCGACATAGCCGCCGCCGTCATCTGCATCAGAGGTAACCGAGTTCGGGTTGAAGTCGAAGCCCTTCGACGTACCAGCCGCCAGCGCCATCCACTCAGATTCAAGTGGCTTGACGTCAGGGCAGCCATCGGCGACTTCCAGCACGACCGCACCGCCGAACAGGCGCTCGTTCGAGTTCTGGCAATTAGCCATGTGAAACTCCTCTTTGACGTATAAAAGAAAACCCGCCGGAGCGGGTTATTTGGTTGGGATGGCTATTCGCCGTAAGTGCAGGCGAACTGGAGTCGGAAGACTATTCGCCCTTCTTCTGTGAGCACCGGCGCGGGAATTGCGCCCATGTTCTGGATGTAGCCGACGCATTCGTCAGCCATTGGGTTAGCCTGGACATAATCGACGATACGCTGCACTGCATTGAGCGCGTCTCTGCGCTTATCTTTCGCGCCGACAACGTCGACCAAGACGTGGTACTCAGAGCCAAGATCAGTGCGGATATTCGAACCACCGTTTGGCCTGAACACCATGATCGCCTTCGACTGGTCGCCCGGGTCGTCGTACATCAACTGCTGCACCGTGAAGCCGGTCGTTAGCCCGGCGTCGCCGAACATGTTGCGCACCCGCTCGTGCATCATGGGTGTCATAGCGAAAGCTCCTTGCGCATCACCGCGTCAACGTTATCGCGCTCGTCATTTGCGCCTTTGGTCAGGAATTGCGGCTCACCATGCGGATCCCAGTAGTTGCCCTTTCCTGTCCCGCCACCGAATTCTTTCGGTTTCTGCGGGCCGAACTCAGACCGGTTACTGGTCACACCAAAATGCGCGCGCGGCTGGCCTTTCAGCTTGCCTGACGCCTCGTGCACGTACGCGGCATAGTTGGCTGAGTAACCGATGCGCCCGGTGATGAGCACCCCGCCAGCGTCGATTTCACGGAACTGGCTGTTAACCAAGGTAGAGGTGTCGATCGGGGTGTAATATGCCGCCCGGGTACCGATAAGCATCATCGCTGACTGCAACGCGCGAATTACCTTACGGCCCTTAACGTCGTTGATGACATCGTTCAGGTGCTTCTTCGCCTGGCTGATGCCCTTCACTTTTATGCCCATGGCTACACTCCCGTCAGGATGGCGTAATCATCCGCCAGGCGCTCGAACGTGTCGGCATAGCGAATAACTTGCCTCACCTCGTCGGCACCGGCCACAACCGGGTCTTCTTCAGTCGATACACCAATCAGCAGGTAATCCCCCGCGGCCGCCAGCGCGAACTCCGTCCAGACGGTATTTTTCACGACGATTTCAGCGCCCAGGCTGGCTAACTTCTTGCTGAGCCCGCCCTCGTAATCACAGAGGATTTGCTCAGGTTCGGCATAACCCAGCGGATCGCCGTATTCGTCATTGCCTTCCAGCTTTCGCCAGATTGTCGCCGTGGCGGTGTAAGACCAGTTGGCCACGCTGCTCATAGAGTGAATACCTCCACCTTCTCAACGATTCTGAAATCATCAAGAGGCCGCATCGAGCCTGATTGACTGGCGAGGCGCTTAGCATCAGCCTGCTCCAGAAAGTCAGCTTTGGCTTTCTCGTAAGTTTCAGCATGGCGGCCAATAAACTTAACTCCGGAGTCGTTCATCCAGATGAACAGCGACCAGTTGTCTTCGCACTTAAAGGCATGCGCATCGTATCGTTCAGCCATCTTTCCACCTCAACACCTTCGCGCCAGTAGCCCGTATGCGCGGGCAGTTTATATGCCACTCGCCGTCCGATTTCACGTAGGCGGTAGTCTCCCGCCGGGTGTCGGTTTCAACCCATACGCGAGTGAGCGGCTTCGGCTTGCCTTCCGTCACTGATTTATACGTCATCACTTATCCCCGCACATGCAGCCGCCCTTACCGATCCAGATACCAGCGAATGCCGGGGTGGCGGTAGGGTCGGCAGGAATAAGGGAGGTTGCACAACCGTACTTATCCAGCCCCCGCAACAGGTTCACTGATGCTTTCCAGCGGTCGGTGAACGACTGGTACCGGAAAGAGCGGGACGCCCCGCTTGGAGCCGTCTGGCTGGAGATGTATTTGTCCCCCTGCCCGAGCCCCATAAGCGCCAGCAGATAGAGCTGAATCAACAGCGAGGTCGATGCCGGATAATGCGCATCGAGACACTCCTGAATGCTGTTGGCCTGGTCGACGAGAGCCTGAAGAACAAAATCGGGAATGGTAATTCCCTGGCTCTCCAGATACTCCTTCGCCTGTTCGAGAGTTACCATTATCGACTCCGTGAAATACCCCGCCGGAGCGGGGCATAAAAAAACCGCCTTAGCGGCGGCTGTTATTCAGCAGGGAAAAGCTTTTCGAGCTCACCGTCAGGCAACAGCTCACTGAGCTTTTCTTCGCCCAGATTGCCTTTGAACTCGATGCCCAGCTCAGTCAAACGAGCCTGGATAGCCTCTTTGCGTGATTTCTCACCGGTACCGGCATCAGGTGTTGCAGGTTTCAGCTCGCCACCAGCCTCGCCTTTCATCAGCCGGACGTTAGACTTCAGCGCCGGGTGAAGCTCTTTCAACTCCACCACGTCGCCAATCTTCACGCCGAACCATGGGCGCACAACTTCGTATTTAGCCATGCTGTTTCCTTACGCCAGGTTAGCGCCGTAGACAACGCCAGACAGGCCCTGATCGTCTGCGGTTATTTGCAGACCTTCAGCAGACATAATCTGGAAGTTGTAGTTAACGTTAGGCAGTGGGCGCGGCAGCGGAACAACGCCGACAGCCATACCAACCAGTGGGGAGATCACGTCACGACGACGAACGTACGCGATAAACTCGTTACCACTCAGTGCGAAGCTCATGCGGATTTCTTTCACCGGCGCGAAAGGCAGAACAGCCTGCAACACAGTGCCGCTTACGACGCCATTCACCACGTACGGCTGCGCCAGGTTTGCCCAGATTTCCGGGGAAACCCACATCACATCGTAGGCGGCGACTTTGTTCGTGCGTGCGGTGGTGCCGAATGCGCCTTTACCGAAGAATGCAAAGATCGCGGTCATGTCAGCGGTTGTCAGGTCGATGTTCGCACCACCAGCACCAGAACCGAGGTTAATCTTCTTGGTGTTGCGGTGGTTCTTGATGCCCTGCGCCGGGTAGGACTGAACCTGAATTTTTGAATCGCCGTTCAGGTAGTAGTTAACGCGCTTCTGGTTGAACTTGCGCATCTTCGCCATCTGCGAGTCCAGCACCAAGTCAATGCCAACAGAGTTCAGACCAGCAGCATGACGCCAGTTAACACCGTAACCAGCAGTGAACACCGGAATCGGGTCACCGTCGCTCGCGTAGTCGGTGTGATCGAAGGAGAACGGCGCCTGACCATCGATGCTTACTGACACGTCGTCAGCGATGTCGCCAACGACGTTATACAGCTTGGCGGTTTTACCGACCGGCAGCACGGTCTGAACGCCGATCAGGTCGTTCACGATTTCCATGCCAACTTCCTGATCGCGCAGTTGCAGCACCTGATTGTCAATCTCAGCCCAGAAGTCACGGGAGAAACCGCCAACGGCGTTACATGCCAGCATGTCAGGCGTCATGATTGCGCGGTTAGCCGCGATGATGGAATCGTTCTGAAGGTTCCACATGTTGCGGTTTGCCCACAGTTCGCTCCAGTGCCCGCCGAGGCGGGAGTTAGTCGCCAGCGTCTCTTTAGAGAAGTACATATGTGTTTGTCCTTTTGTTACGCGCCAGCTGCGGCGACAGTGCCAACGCGCATACGCACGCGAATGAAGTCAGTGGTGCTGGCCGCGATGGTGTATTCATCCTGGCTGTAGCCGATCACTGAATCAGTATCATCGGTTGCCAGGGTAAACTGACCGGCAGTACCCAGCTTGATCGGACTGTCTTTCTTATACGCACCAGGCAGGCAGCGCAGCGCCAGCTCACGACCTTCTTCGACGTAGTTGCCGACAGCAGAATCACCGGCAGGGATTGATTCAGTGATGGTCAGGCCCTGGTGGTAACCAACATCGATGATGTACAGGCGACCGGTTAGCGCGGTGGCCTGAGCGAATTTATCGGATGAGTTGATAGTTGCCGCAGTACCGGGAAGCAGCGCGGCGGCCGTAGTGCGGGTTTCGGTCTTGTACAGAGACTGACCGTCGATATTAACGCGACGATAACGTGGCATTATTCCGGCTCCTTACTTGAAGTGTTCGTCTGCGGCTGGTGCGCCGGTTTCTTTGTGCTGCTGAGCATTGTTGGTGCCCAGCGGCGCAGCTTCGCCCAGCGACTTGAACATCGCGTCCAGAGCTTCGCCTGACAGAGCGTTCGCGACGATATCGCCATGGGCCTTCGCAACCGCTTCGCGCTTTGCTTTCTCTTCGGCACGGGAGTTCGCGGTCAGGGTTTCCGCGAGTTGCTTCTGATTGGCCTGCAGCGCATCAACCTTTTCCGCGAGAGGCTTAATAGCCGCTTCAGTATTGGTCGCAACAGCCTGGCCGATCATGCTGCCGATTTGTTCCAGTTCTTCTTTGGTTAAAGGCATGTCGCCCTCCGTTTTGTGGTTTGGTGCAGGCTGTTCCTGCGGTGTGAATAGAGCTTTGAATTTGTTAGCGACGACTGCCACCCACGACTCCTGGCGCGCTACTGCGGTGCCGGTATCGTCGATAGCGATCTTCCCGCCATCAGCGGAATAGCCGTAAACCTGCGCATCGCCGCCATTTCGCACGATAACTACCTGCGAATCAGTGAAGTCAGCAACCCAGGCATATTCATCCGCGCCCGCCGCAAACTTCGCTTTGGCTGCGCGATCAAGACGCTGTTCGCGCTCCCGGTAGGATTCACCCACCAGCGCGCCGGAGTTCGCTTTAAGCGGCTGCGCCAGATCGGCGTTTACCATCAGGCCAACGCCCTGCTCAGGGGTGGCGGCTCCGACTTCGTGCAGCAGGATCGCGTCGTGATCCATGCTGTAAATCTTCGCAACCCACTCAGCGCCAGTGGCCCGTTGCTGTTCGTTTGGTTCAAGCTGGTCGAGGAAAGCAGCGACGCTGGTGTGAATCGGCGGAACGTTTTCACCGCGCTCAATGGCAGCGACACGCTCAAGCAGTTCCCTGCCACCTTCCGACTCGCTGGCACGGGCCACATCAACCCACTTTTCGAGGTAGATACGATTACCGGACTTCTTAACGTTGCGGTTCCACGCGCCGATATGGCCTGCGTTAATCCCCTCAGGAGAGAAAGCAGACACGAACTGACCGTTAACCTGAGGGTGACCCAGCGGCGCCAGGGTACCTTCCAGCCCCTTATAGTGGGCGTCGATTTGCTCTTGCGTGTACAAGCCGCCATTCATGACGACGTTAGCTGGAAGTGTGTAGCTCGGCAGCACCAGGTGCTCACGCCCGTTGTATGTTTCGCGCCGGATAGACTGGCTGTTCACCTTTGTGGTGATGTTGACCTGAATATGCTCACCATGTTTCGGTGCCTGGATTGGACGCTGTGCTTCGTGGTTTACCTGGAATTTCATGAGTTATTTCTCCGCCCAGGCGTAACCGCTCGCCTGCATCGATTTATATTCCTGTTTGAGTTTCGTGATGGTGTCCGGGTATTCCGGCTTGCCGTCCGCATCCACCAGCACCGACTGCTGGCTGCATTTGCAGTTGATGGAGTTGCCATCTTTGCTGTACCAGTCACGCACCTCTTCGTTGGTGTAGAGGTGGGCATGGCGCACTGCGTGGGTATGTCGCGTTGTCGGCGACAGAGCCGAGATGTGAACCAGCAGAGTTTTCAGGCCGAAGAGGTCATTCGCCTCCTGGTCTTCATCCCACTTGGCCCGGCGCAGCGCGGTAGTCACTTCAGTGCGCGCTATCCGGTTCGCCCGGCGCTTCTCGATGCCGGTCTGTTCTGTGAGGTTGCGGGCAATGTCCAGCGGATTGAGACCGCGCCCCACACCATCAGTCAGCACGCGCGCCATGTCGCGCTTAACGTCAGCCGTCAGCCCCTTCATTTCCTCAAACACACGGGCATGCACCAGCGCCATGCGTTGCTGGTAAGGGTCGCTTGCGAGGATGGAGGCCAGCGACTCACGACCGGCGGCGTACACCGGCGACTGCTGGCTGAGGTTGTAGAATGACTGCCCGGTCCCCTTCTCCGAAGCCAGATCGATGTACTCGTAAAACCACAGGTCATAATCGCCACCTTCAAGCAGCACCTGATCCACCAGGTAACTGGCATCGTTCAGGATGATGGAGAGTAGCGTTGGGTTTAACTGGTATTCGTATCTGGCGTTTACTGCGAGGGAGGAAGGTATTTTGTCGAGTGCTGATTTGTACGCCTTGCCAATCTTTTTCATCCGCCTGGCGAAGTCTTTCATTGTCCGTCGTTCCAGCGCATCGGCTCCGGTAGGATCCTGATAGTTACGCGGTAGAATTGGTGGCTTCGTCTTGTTCGTCGCCATCCTCTTCTCCTAACGGCTCTTCGTCGTCATTGTCATAACCCGCAGCTGTACGAATCTCTTCACGGCTGAACGCTGGCTCTTCGCCGCTGCCCTGCATGGTCTGGTTAATTTCGCCCATGGTCTTGGCGTTAGTGAGCTTCTCAGTACCGGTCTGTTCGTTAAGGTCATCCCAGATAACAGCCTTCTGACTGACTGAGTCTACGATTTGTAGATCGATAAGCTTGTCGCAGAAGTCCTCTATTTCGAAAGAGAGGTCTACGCGTCGCGACTGACAACGAGCATTAAAGTATTTCTGGTCTTCGGTGCTGGAGCGCTCGGCCTGCTGATTACCAACCAGAATGCGCGTCGGGATATCAACACCGGCGGCAGCCGTTTGCAGGTTGACGTTATAGGTCGCTGAAGGATCAGCTACAGCAGTCACCAGCGGTGTGACCGTGGCCCCTTGGGTTGTCATCAAAACATCGTTGCCACGGTTCATTTCCCCGGCAACTTCGTTAAACTTATCCTGCAACTCGTCAATGCTCACGCCATAAAGTGACGCAAGATTGTTGAAGTCGATTTCCTTCTCAAAGTTGACATTAAGCTGGCGCGCGGCGTTCTTCAGGAATGACTCGCCGGATCCACCCTCTACCTTCTCCAGGCTTACAAAGGCGTTATAAGCTGGCTCAAGGAAGCCAATAGCATCGTCTGAGTAATCACCAAGGATGAAAACGCGATCGGGGTGGATATTGACGCGGCGACTTGAACCATTCGGCAAGCGTTCGGCGTACTGCCACATCTGAGGCTGGCCGTACGTCTTCGAGTTCAGGCCAGTGTCCCACTCGCTCACCGTAAGCGATCCTGCCCACGCCACCGATATTTTCTGAAGACCTCGCCCTTTGGTTACCGGAAGGTTCCAGTCTTTTTCATCGCGGACGTGCAGAAGGATGCCAGCATAACGGCCCACCAGACGACGGCGATCGGCCTCAGAGAATGAGCGCCAGAATCGGTTGGTGAATACCTGTTTGGCCTTTTTCTCCCAGGCGGTTTCTTTGCGCTTTTTGTCTGCCTGATCACCCTCGATGATTTCCGGGTTAGTCTGCCAGCACTTGCCCACCAGTTTCTCTACTGCGCCGTGGGCAATACCACCGCGTCGGTACAGGGCATAAAGGTTTTCGTAGGTTACCTGCTCAGGGAATCCATACTCGCACCATGCAGAGTGGCGCTTGTTGTCCAGCCCCATTGTAGGCGCCATCAGCCCCATACGGGCGCGAGCCATCCGCGCATCGTTCAACGCATGGTTGACGGCGAGAGTTAATTTGTCATTCATGGATTGTCCGGTGGTGGATTTATGGCAATAAAAAAGGCCGCCTGAGCGACCTATTCTTTTTTCGTTGAGAGGGCTGATTCCCAATCAAATGGTTTCTGTAGCCCCACGCTTCTCTCAAGCGCCTTAAGCTTTAGCAGTAACGCCTCTTTTCTTTCAGGTTCGAATGATTGATAGTAAGGGGCGTATTGCTGAGCAAGCTTAGTAAAAATTAGCGATGAATGCTCAAGCCCTCTAAGCCTTAACTCTTCTCTTATTTCTGCAACCAAGTGCTCAAAGCTATGCATAAAACCTCCGAATCATATGGCGGGAGTTTAATTATGACTTCGCTTGGTATTCGTACAAATTATCGCAGCCGTTTTGGGATCATCATCCCGGCCATCTGGCCTTTACGCTTAATGTGCCCGTCTAGGCTGTAGCGGATACCGTCCCAGCAGTGTTCATAGCCGTCGGCCAGTTTCGGCAGCACCTCGCCAGTAATGCGGTCTGTTTTGTACGACCACATGCGGGCCTCTCGCGCCACATTCTTGCAGCGCGGATGGATAATGATTTCGTCGAATCCGCGAAGGTGTGCGATCCCGTCCTCAACGCTTCCTTGCCATTTCTCAGCGGCTGAGATGTTGAAGCCCTGCCGCTTTAGATAGCTGATCGTCTCGGGTCGAGCGGAGTCGGCTTTAATGGGCCAGTCACGCGCACCTGGAATCGTGTCGTACAGCTTTGGCATGTGGTCGAGCTCAGTTTGCTGACCGTATGCCTCGTATTCGATGTACAGCCGGTTATGCAGGATGAACGAACGCACCAACGTGTTAGGGTCTTTGGCGAAACCGAAGTCAGCACCGAAGAACAGACGTTCGGCCTCTTTCCATAGTTGGTCCGAGAACTCAGCAATCCGGTATTTCCCGGCCAGTACCTGCTTATCGGAGTTTTCGAGATAAGCCCCTTCCCACACCCATGCGTATGTTGCCGGGTCGAGGCGGCGCTGATCGTTCTGTCGCTCGCCTTCCAGCACATCAGGGAACCACGGGTTATCCGTATAGTTCATTTCAACGGTGATGCAGTCGTCGCCTGCCTCTTTGCGGAAACGCTTATCCGTGGCGCTACCGTCTCGCTCCGGGTTCCACGTCACCCAAATCTCTGACCCCTCTTCACGAACGGTCGGGCTCAGCTTCTGCCAGGCAATTTCGCTGACTGATTCCGCTTCATCAACCCAGCACAGCAGGATGCGCGCTTTCGACTTGATGCTGTCGAGGTTATGCCGCAGACCGCAGAACACGTAGTTAACGCTCTTGTCGATGGTGCGGATGTACTTCTCGCCGATATCAAAGTTGGAAGCCAGCCACGGAACAGACAGGATCGCCTGTTTCACCTCCTGCATACTCGACTCTTCCAGCGAGTTCATAAATTCGCGAGCGCAGAGCACCACACCGCTTTCACCGTTCATCATCGCCTGATACGCCTTTACGGCAGTCATCAAGGCGAATGTTCTCGTCTTGGCGCTACCACGTCCTCCGTGCGAGCACCGGTAGCGCTTATTCACAGCAGTGAACAGCGGTGCAAGCTTCGCTGGGATCGGCAGTTGAACGGCTTCACTCATGCTTTAGGCTCAACGGGTAGTAACTGGATAATGGTCGGCTTCGGCGTCATGCTTCCGTCCGGACTGGTGTGCTCGACCTTCTGTTTGTTGCTGTACGCATCGCCAACCTCTTTCGCCGCCTGCTCCATTAGCGATGCGGCAAGAGCCATGTTTCGCATCTTCTCGGCGTTGGTCATCATCCGGTCGAGCGCGCGCAGACGATAGGCTTTGTTAGCGATCGGGATGTCGCTGATTTCTGTCTGGAAGCGCTTGCGGGTTTCGTTGAATAGTTCTACCCATTTCTGCGCCAGCCCTTTCCCGCTGGCCTTAGTCGGGTCGTGCGATTCGACTTGCTGCGGGGTGACTTTTATCCCGTAATCTTTTTGGACGGAGTCGACCACAATCGACAGGGTGTCATAGCACGCAAGCATTTGAACGATGGCGGCTTTCACCTCTGGTTTTAGTGCAGCCATGAATCACCATCCTTCCAAAGCATTACAAATTTAAGCCAGCTTCAGCATGCACGTTCCGCATGCTCTGGCTATGTTAATTTTCGCCACTTCGGCGGGGTTGTTTGCAGCGTCTACCAATTCCTGCACATCAGAGCTTGCGCCGTATCTGCGAACCACGCCGATAAACTCTTCGACGTCATGACCACGCATGCAAAGTTTTGGCAAACCACTGTCTCTGTAGAACTTGGGAGCGCTGAACTCATCAACCTCTTGGGCGATGTGGTAAAGCTCATGTTCAATCAGGGCGCAGAATTCCAGATCAGAGCACTTAAGGCAGAAGTCGCCAGCAAGGGTAATGATGTAATCCGGCTTATGCCCGAACCATTCATACATCTGCTGCTCCATGCGGGCTTTTTGCCACCCGCCAGCGCGAAACATAACTTCTTCGGCCTGCCCGAGAACAGTGCGCCCTTTCTTTGAGAAAGCATTAGCAGCCCAAAGGAAGCCGATATCAGCATCTGCCAGATGAATATGGTCGGGGTTATGCAGGTGGCCTGATTCGGCAATGATGTTCGCTTGTACCCACTGCCACACGCCATCAGCTGGAATCAGTCTTGTGTATGGCGCGAACTCTTCGACGAATGCTGAACTCGGCAGTGGCCTTTTCTCTTCGTCGCTTGCCATGAGTTACTCCGTTGTTTGTTCTTCTGGCTGTTCGGTCTGCTCTTCAGGTACTGGCGTGAACTCCACACGCTTTACATCAGCAGGAGCGAAGTACAGCCACTGCCCCGTTTCGGTCGCCAGCGGCACAAAGCCGTTAACCAGCTCAGGCTGACGTCGTGACATCTTGCCCGTGAAGGTTTCGCCTGTTTGGGTGGTTAGCGTGATTTGGTAGATGTCAGCCATTTAGCTCCACCTTCGCGCCTTCTGCGACAATCTCTTTCTTGAAGCAGATATCGGTTAACCAGTGCCAGTTAGTCATTGCCGCGACAAACAGCAAGGGCTTCATGTATGGGCGAAGTGTCATTTTATAGGTTAGGGTGCCAATCATAATTTACCTCTGCTTGTCATTATCGAAGCCCCTCAGTGAAGAGCTTCTGTAATGCCGCTATTTGCCGACGCAATTCTGCGTTGGCTACCCTGCTTTCGCTTCCATAAGCGTGACCATGTCAGGGTCCATCTGGCTGACGATCCGCTCACGAGCGCAATTGAGAAGCTTCTTGCGACCACCGACGCCCCACTTATTCATTGCCCGGGCACATGCGCTGACCTCTTTGGTCTCATTGGCGATCAGCAGGTCAAGTCGGTTGAGTCGGTTCATATTGCTAAGACCGTTGAGCACAGCCTCGCGGAAGGTTTCATAAACGCGGATTTCAAACTCCGGCTTAATCCAGGCGGCATATCTAATAGCGAGTAGCTCTGCAGCCCATACGCCGGGCTCGTCACCACCGCGAATTACTCTAAGTGCCTGGTTATCTTCCAAAGGACATTTTTGTCCTTTGCCTGCCAGCGCCTGAACGAAACGCTTTACTGATGCACTACGAATAAACTTGCCCGGCTTTTGTGACTCAGTAGCCTCACCTTTCAGGACAGCGGCGGCATGAAGATCATTCAGGCTATAGCGCCCCTTCTCGTCCACTCGGACAGAGACACCATTCACGATCACAGTTGGATATGTCATAGCGTGTACCTTTCTTTGAGATGAACCTTTGCCGCATAGGAAATCAGCCCGTCGAGGCTCGCCAGCACTAACTGACTTCCTCAAAGGCTCATTTCAAAGGGTATGGTTCGACGTGGGTTGAATGCGCTGCGGTGCGCGGTGAAATGCGGATACAAAAAAGCCCCGGCGATTGCCGAGGCTCAGAATTTTGTTTTTGATACTTGGTGATTTCTCTTCAGCTGGTCTGCTCACAGCATGACTGACTTTTACTACTTTCATTTCTCGAATTCAATTTATTTTTTTCTCGCTTCTTCAATTTTCCTGATCGCAGCCTTATCCAGATTGCACTGCCCCAGCGCCGTGTAGAGCTGAGCGTTTAACTCCAGACTTGCCTGCCACGTGAACGGAACCGTAATTCCGGGGATCGGCGTGTCAGCTGTCAGGTCAGCGCTTATCGGAACCACCGGGGCCGGAACGTAAACTGTCTGCGTATTCCCGCAGGCTGTCAGCAGCGGCAGAAGGAACAAGCTGGTTAGCGCACGGATCGCCTTCAAGCGCCTGCCTGATGTAGACAATGCGCGTTTCGCCTTTATGGGCCAGTTCGTTCTTTGCATTCTGGGTAGCCTGTGAAATGTCACGGATGAGGTTCATCGTGGTGATCACGTTGCTGGTGATCGCCTCCGATGTATCTGCCCTGACCGTCGCCTTGTCGCGCTGGTCTTTGTAGGTAATGGCGTTGTCGCGGTAGTGGTTCACGAAGAACGCCAGCACGCCGATTACCGCCACCACAATCAGTTGCAGCCAGTAACGCTTAACCAGTGCGCTAATCACGACAGAAACAGAGCGCGCTCCGCCTCACGCCGACGGGTTAGCCCGTTCAGGACTTTGCCACCTGCTTTGTTCCAGCGCGGGAACTCATCAGCAGCACCAGCGTAATCACCGGCATTGAGTTTTCGCAGGAGTGTCGATGTCGACAATGACCGAGCGCCGAGGTTATACGTGAACGACACCAGGGCGTCGAATTGCCCCTGAGTCAAGCCGACTTTAACCAGGCGGGACACGTCGTTTTCATAGCTGACCAGCCCGGTCTTCAGCAGACGTTCTGCTGTTTCCTGCTTGATAGTCATCCCGGCGCGGATTGGTTTTCCATCCACAGGTTGAGTCCAGCCATAGCCGATCGTCCATACGCCCACGCTGTCCTGGTAAGCAGTGAGTCTACAGCCTTCGAATTCTTTGATTAGGGCAATGCCCTTTTCGCTGGTTTGCATGGACTACTCCGTTATAACGACCTTCGCCAGGTTCCCACGCGCCAGCCACACCGCCATGCATATGACGGAGTTCAGCAGCAGGTCGCCAAGGTTAACCTGAACGTAGTGGCCGAGCAGAATGTTGAAGGCGTTGAATCCGGCGGCAAGTATGACCAGGTAGGCCAGCACCGCGACACTCAGGCGATGACGCTTTCCCTCTTTCCGGAAAAACATCAGCCTGACCATGATTAACAGGCAAACTATGGCGTTTGCATCCATCAGAAGAAGCTGCCATGTCATTTATCTTCCTCCCCCAGCCCCGGCATCTTCCCGCTTTTGGATTTGCGGAGAATACGCAGCAGGACTGCCACGGAAATGGAAGCAGTGACAATTGCACCGACAGCTGGCGATACCTCAATGCTGGCTGGTGGCTTCATCAGGCTTAACGGCGTGTTGATGATTCCGGCCATGATTTTCGCCATGGGTACGGAGAAGAACACGCCACTGATAAACGATATCAGCGCAAAGATAGCCTGCTTCCAGAGTTGATGGGGATCTGAGGTCAGAACGTATAGCGCAGTTCCGGCGAGTGATCCGAGCATCACTGCTGGAGTCGCCTCCGGAAACAGCGTGGCAAAGGTTACACCGACTGATGACGATGTAAGACCAACGCCTACGATAGTGAAGGTCTCAGACATATTTATTCCGTGTGTAGTTGGTTCAGGCCCTCGGGACGATTTAACAAGTAGGCGTGTCGATGATGGTTCCCGGAGCCTGAAAATAAAAAAGCCAGCGACAGGCTGGCAATGTGAGGGTAAGGCAATGCCGGCTCTATGGCCGAAGGGTCCCAGGCAGTGGGTTCTGGTGCCGGGCAAAGGAATCGAACCTCTGACGCGCAGCTTACAAGGCTGCCGTTCTGCCACTGAACTAGACCGGCGAATTTGGTTTGAAATCACTTATTGATGCTGGCTGTCCATTCACGCCAGCGAGCGTCTCTAATTTCTTGACTCATCCTCTGATCTTCAAAGCGATCAGACAGTTTTATTGAGTCTGGAAGCAAAGCCCAGGCAACATAAAATTCGTGCGGCTCGAACTCGCCGCCTGCAAATTGATATGCTCCGACATGGTAGACCTCGCCATCCTCTTCCAGCGCCACCACATGGGCAATATGCCAGCCATCGCATGGATTGAGCAGAATCACCCACTCACCATCCAGATCCTTTGTCAGTTTTTCACTGGCAGGGCGAAAGACCAATTGCTCTGTGATTTTCTCGGACATGTTGGCTCCAGAAACGACAAAACCCCGCACGGTGGCGAGGTTTTTATATTCAGTCGACAATCAAAGCTATGGCGACGATATCATATTTACATGAAATATATGCGTTTCAGTTCGGTTTTGCAAGACTTACATCCAAATTTGTCGCCTTTTGTTGTGAACGTGATCGCGTTACTGAGATAAGCGCACCGCTATCGAGTCGCTTAAAGCTGTTACGCATTGCCAGCCAGTGAGGCAGATACGTCTCTGTCCAGGTTGATTTTGCAACACCCGCTAGTTCCGCCAGCGCCTGATATTCGTACGTCTCGCGCCCCGCCAGCTCCGCTTTAACGTCCTGCGCCGCCAGCCATATAAGCTTCTTCAGGCGCTCCATCGTCTTGCCAGCCACCTTCTTCGCGCCAAGTTGCTCCCGGAATTCTGACCACGCCCAATGGGTGATCGCCACCTGGTACTCGAAGCGGATGTTCTCACTGTAGTTCCACAGCAGCCACGCTTTCTGATGGTCGTCAAGAGACAAGACAGCGCGGCGCCATGATGCTGTCATGAACTCTACCGGGCACACCAGAGCGATTGACGATCCCTTGGCGCGGGACTGGCTGCCGCTCATCGGCGGACTATCAGGGTTAACCATGCGCTTTTTCTGCACATCATAAACTTTCTTCCGGCCCCGGCTACGCGCTGTAGCGGTGAATTGCGCGTTCTCGGCGAAAGCTACCAGTTGGCCTTTCGTCGCCCCGCTCAGATCGGCGGTCGCCACAATGAGCTGCTGACGTACGTATTCCAGTTGCTGACTGTTCATTGTGTGGCTCCTGCTTGATGATAAATGCGGACGAAGTTTCGAAGGATTCGGTAGTCAACCAGCACGGATCCAGGGCGGCGGTAAATACGGAGTCGCTGCCAACGAGTGCGGATTATCTCGAGCGCTTCTGGCTTCATGCTGCCTCCAGTTCAGTGATTGTCAGTTCAAGCTTTCCGCCTTTGACGACAGGCATTCTCTTCACGCTGTAGTAATCAACCTGCTGGTCATCGAGCCAGAACCCTGATTTAGTCAGCGCGTCGAACGCTGCCTTTTGCAGGTTGTCCAGGTCACGGCGGCGGCGATCCGGCATGTGGCACTCGATGCGAATTTTCACCGGCGTGGACAGGCCGATATCCAGCATTGAGTCTTTGATGATTCTGGCGACACTGTCGCGGTACGCCTGCCCTTCTACGCTGATATGCGTGCGCCCGCGGTTATGCCGGTAGTAGCGGTTGTTGCTCGGCGGCCATGGCAATGAGATACGGTATTGGTTCATGATTTCACGAGCCCCTCTTTCAGCCAGATAACCTGCGTGCGGGCCATGCCCTCCAGCGCGCACTCCTTTGCATATTCCGCATCGACCAGACGGGTGCGTCGATCAATCTCGTCGTGGCAGCTGCTGCATGCGATTGTGGCGATCAGGTCAGGCGGCTTGATTCCCGTACCACACAGACCAGCAAGCCGAATATGCGCCAGTACAGTTGTTTCAGGATTTCCATTACAGACGCCGGGGATCCGCACCTGACATTCGCGGCCGCGTGCGGCTTTGCATAAATTAGCCATGCGCTCTCCTCGCCGCGAGACGCAGCCATTTCTGATCGACCAGGCGGGCGGTGTAGTCCTTGAAAGTCGGGATGTCGGACGGCTTAACCGCTGGCTTACGCTTGCGGCGCGCCGGAACGCGGAAGATTTCGTTGGTGATGACGCGGGAAAGTGGAGTAGACATCAGGCCTCCTGCTTATCGCGCAGCTGCTGGTACTCGCAGCTCTGCGGAATGGTCAGGTGGCATCCAATATTCATCGCCCAGGCTTCGACTTTGCACAGGAAGATGTACATCTCGCCGGTTTCCAGCTCTGACGTATGGCGGAGGGATTGGACCGTGGTTACCTCTCCGGACACGACGTCTACCCTGTCCTTGCTTTCGTAGCCGAGATAGGTGTGCTTCATCGCGTCTTTGACCCATTCAGGCGTAGCGAAGGTCTTGCCGCGGGTGATGAGGCATTCGCTGATTTCCGTGTACCACATGTGGCTGAGAGCGTTCTGCGACAGGCTGCGCTTCTCGCGCCACGGCTTAACCTGAAGGCGAAAGCATTGCCCGGCATCAAGCAAGGGCTGAATCTGCTGACCGATGGCTGCGAAGTTGCCGCGATGGAGCTTGATGCCGTCTACTGGAAGAGTCATACGGCCTCCTTAACGGAAACCGCAGAATGCAGAAAATCGCAGGTGCATTTCTGCATCTGTGACAAGGTGAGGATTTCAGATTGTGGTCGCATTTAAGTCCCCTTAAATGCGCAGAAGTCACAATCGGGTGTTCAGGCCGACTGCGACTTAATTATGGCGGGATGATTTGAGAAAATCAATTTGCGAATAGCGACAATATATAGTTAAGGAATCCAGCCTTCGCCGCAATTTCCTGTCTCTCTCATCCACTCATGACCGCATTCCGAGCATTTGTAATAACGCTCGTTTGCTTCGCGTCCGTGATGGCTGAAGTTAACGGATTTATCGCCTTGCAAGACCATGCATGGAAGAGGCGGGTCCCTTCGTCCAAGGGGTTGTTTGTTACATACTTCACAAGTCATAAATCCCGGACCTCACACGTCATTCGCCTGTAAAAAATCATTATACCAAGAAAGATTTGGTTAAGATGCGAGCGGAATGTAAAACATGTGTATAGCTATTAAATCGGTCCTTGGCGATTTATTTTTTAGCGTCAAACCCCACATGATGGGACGCAACTTCAGTAAATTTACGAACAACATCCATGGCGAAATCACCTCTCTCAGCAATCTTCCAGACCCAATGTACCACCTGCTCTGCGTTCGTTAGGTGGGAAAGAGGAATTGAGTAAACCTGTCCATGGATGTCAATCACCTCAAGCTCATCGAGGCACACCTTAACAAGATCATCAAGCTCCCTTTCTCTTTCAAGAATCGTTGTGATGCTCATGCTATTTTCCATTTGAATCTCCTAAAATTTATTTTGCATTTTGCTCAGTCATTTCAATGTAGCGAGGATCAGATGCCTTAGGCAATGCAACGCTCTGCTCGCGATAGTGCCGCACGCGATCCATGAAATACTCTCGTAGATGCTCTGGTTGCTCACGAGCTACCTGCTCGGCGATAACCGGCATATTCAGGCGCTCTTTGTAGGCCACGCCGGAGGCTGCCAGGTCAACATTAACCTTGTCGCGTTCTTCCTGCGGCTTTGCTGCAATGTTCCAGTCAGACATTAGTCAGCAGTCCTCCCTCTCTTCTTTCTGGTCTCATAAGGAGATCTAAAACCATCAACAGATTCAACCTCTCCAGCATCAAACCGTTTCGCATTTGCAATTTGTGATTTACTCCAGAACTTTTTATGTCTTTTCATTGAAGCTTTATATTTTTCTGCTGGAGTCATTTCTTCGTTAGACATAAAACCCCCTCGGTTATTTGAGGGGATTATAGATCACTTCTGCTGCGGTGATGCTGCTATCATCCGGCGATACACATCGTAAGTTCCGAATTGTTCATCACCAGCCTCAAGCATTTCATGGGTGGGTTCTTCTGGCACCAGCACCCAACCATCCTGAATCACCGGAGAGTTGCCGCAGCGCGACTCGGCATTTTTTGTCAAAGAATCCAGTGCTGGCGCGGTCTTGATGGTGCAGCGCGACTCGGCGTTTTCGGCACCCTGAAGCATGGCGGCGCACATTGCGTCATATTCAGAAATTGGCTGCAACCTGTATCCTTCAGGCACAGCTACCGGCGATGGCGGGGCGGCGCAATCACATGGAACGCTTATTGGCTCGCCCCAGGGTTGCGTACCGCCACTATCAGCCATGCCTGTGTCGTTGCATTTAGGGCATGGTCTGCCCTCAAGCGCATTCAGTAACGTACGGATCTCATGTTGTTGTGCTGCTATCATGGAATCTTTGGCTTCCAACTCATCTAGCAGTGCCAGCACGGTGGACGGGGTTAGAGCCTCATTGAATTCATCGCGATCATAACCCCAACTATCGGATTCTGCTCTCTCCGCCGCTTCACGCAGCTCCTGTTTGTTGATGTTGCTCATTGGGCGGCCTCCTGCATGGCTGGGTCTGCTGGTAAAGTCATGTGCGGCACCTCAATCAGTTCTGCCCGGGCATCAGCCGTGTTAAGCGCCATTAATGCGACGATTCGCTTCTGCTCAGGATCCATGCGCAAAGCCACCGTTTTACCGTTAAAATTGAAGAACACCGCAACGTTTTTGATATCTTCGATTTTCATACCCCTTCCCTCCCCCAAACCATCAATACTCGCTTCATCGCAGGACTGTTCCGGCACCCCTGAAATATTCCGTTGGTGCAGCTGCGCGCGGTGCCGTCCTGCTCTTCCGGCGTCGCCTGGCGATAAGTCACCGTTCGCCAGACCTTGCTCACGCGCACAATCTTCCGGGCCCGCTCCAGATCGATAGCGTTCTTCGTGATGCAGTTGATGGTCATGCCACACTCTGTGGCCACATCCTTCGCAGTGAAGGTCCGGTGCGTTTCGAGATAACGAAGAATTGCCTGTTTGCCTTTCATCAGAAGCCCCCTTTCTTTTTCGGCTGCTGCTCGCGCCCGCGGCGTTCTGCGGCGGCGGCCTGCTGGTCTGTGTCGTAAATTGCCCCGTTGATCTGATTGCAATAAACCGTTCCGGTGCTGCCGTGGCGGTTGAGTCTCAGGATTAACTCGGTTTCTCCCGGCGGCACGCTGTCATCGAAAGCACCTTCCCGGTGGATACCAACCCAGTAGTCGCAGTCCTGCTCAATCTGCCCTGTGTCGCGGGAATCGCTCGGCAACGGGCGTTTATTCACTCGCTTCTCCAGTTCGCGGTTGAGCTGGGTCAGCAGCACGACGACGCAGCCAAGCTCTTTGGCGAGATTCTTCAGACCTTTGGTGATCATCCCGTAGGCCAGGTCATTACGGTCGGCTTTTTCGGCGGTCATTAGAGTCAGGTAGTCAACCAGAATCATTCCTACGCAGCCCTTCTCGCGCTTGATTCGGCGGCTTTCGCTAACGATGTGCGCCAGTGACAGGCCAGGAGTATCGTCGATGTACAGCATGTCGATTTCACTCAATCGCCCGGCGGTGGCGATCGCCTTCTTAAAGTCGCCGTCGTAATCGCCCTGGTACTGGTCATCGGCGTCATCCGTGGCTGGCATGTAAAAAATGCTCGGGTTAACTCCAGACCTCTGACCAACCAGTTTTTCGAGGATCTGGTCGCCCGGCATTTCGAGGCTGAACATCAGCGCTGGCTTTTTCTCACGAACCGCGCAGTTGATCGCCATCTGACCGTACAGGGTTGTCTTGCCCATCTTTGGCCTTGCGCCAATCACGAACAGAGAGCCTTTAACCAGACCTTTCGGCGCCAGCAGCCGGTCGAGTGACGGGATGCCGGTGCTCATGCCGCGCTGTTCGCCTGAAGGGTCAAAGCGTTTCTCCAGATCTGCTACCCAGTCATCCATAACCTCGCCGAACGACCGCAACCCACGGCGACTACCGGTTTTTGAATGGTCTGCGAGCTGGGTGAAAATACCCTGAATGGCCTCGTACTTCTGCGTGGCGCTCATGCCATTGCGGGAATACAGCAGCTCAGTAGCTTCGGTCAGGCGGCTGATACCGTAGCGCTCCATTGCGGCTTCCCGGACTGACGCAGCGTATGCCACGATGTTTGCAGCGCTGGGAGTGTTCTTGGCGATCTCCGCCAGGTAAGCAAAGCCACCTACCTGCTCCGCGAGCCCTTTGCCTTCGAGCGCGTCGAACAATGTCAGACCATCGACTGGCTTGTTGTCGCGGAACATCTGGCGCATCTCGGCAAAGATCAGCTGGTGAGGTCGGCTGTAGAACGATTCAGGCTTGAGCATCGCCAGAACCTTCTGGACTCGCTCGCTGTTGTCATCATCCAGCAGCAGGCCACCGATAACGCTCTGCTCTGCTTCGAGGTTTTGTGGTACAGCCATGAAATCAGCGGTCATCACGATCCCCTTCGCGCACTTCGATGTAGAGCTTTTCGGTCAGGAACTTATCGAATTTCATGCGGCGCCAGGTCTTCCCGGATTTCTGGTCTGGTCGGTCTTCAAGCATCCAGCGGCAGTTCTGAGCGATGTAGCGCAGATAGCTTCTGAAACCGTCCATATCCATCGGCTTGCCGTCCAGGTTGCGGGCAATTTTGTTAGCCTTACCCCAGAAGGTGCGGATCAGATTGCGTCGCTCATCAGTGAGGCATCTCCATCCCCGGGCTTCAGGCAGTTCGTCTTTCAGGCATTGCCATACTTCATCGCATGACAAACGGGACTTTTTCTCTTCAGCGGGTTTCTGGTCATTTGCGACATACTTACTACCGTTAGGTAGTAAGTTATTTAATATATTGTTATCTGTGGACACTGGCTGGACATCGGCTGGACACTCCGCCTCCGCAGGCATTGATATAGCTGCGTTTGCGCTGGACACTGGCTGGACATCGGCTGGACAAAAATTTGACTGATATTCGTCATATTTGACCACTTTTAGAACAGTAAAACGGTTGTTCGATTTGGTGGTGATCATGCCCAGGTTCTGGAATTTACGGAGCAGTGATTTAACGCGATCAGCGGTCAAACCCGTTTCCATTGCCAGCGTGTTTCGCCCGGTAATGAACTCTCCGCGCTCGCAGATCACATCGCCGACATCAGTCGATACCAGTGTCTGTTCATGATTAGCGCGCAGGAGCAGGTGAACCCATAAATGAGCCGCCTCAGCGTCCTTGTAGAACGGCACATCCATAATTTTACGGTGCAGCAAGGCAAACCCCTTACCGTCATTCGTGCGCGGTTTCTGGAGCCTTCTGGCCTCTCTGGCTTCGGCTAAATTGGATACGTTACCCACGGCCACTCTCCTTACGTTTCAGTTCTTCCAGGATGGCGCGCATCTTCTCTGCCACAATCGGGTTAACCGAGCGGATGAAGCGGTCGCGGGTTATGTTTTTATGTACAGCGGTATGGTAATAGCGTGGATTTTTTGCCATTATTCCTCCTGCAATGAGTGCACACGATTTGCATCTGAAGGCCAGTTCTGTTCGAGCAGACTGGCTTTCGCCGTTTTTGATACTTCCCATCACATAACTCCCGGCGCCATAGCGGCCAGACTTGTCACCACCGCGGCGATTGATTCAGTGGGCAGAAAGCGCAGAAGTGCTTCAGCAGCTTCTCTCACCTCTTTCTCAAGGCGTTGTATCGGCTGACCAAGTAACTTCGCCTGATGCGCTTCAGTGCACTCTTTCATGGCCTCGGCTATCAGTTCGGCCTCAGTCTTTGCGACCAGACCGAACTCTCTCGCCACTTTCTCGTTATCCCGCGCCATCACGTCGATAATGACGGGGATCAGTAGCATCAACCCCTTGTCGTTCTTCGGGCCCGGATCGTTAATCATCCGGAAGAAGTTCTGCTTCGTGTTGTGTTCAGAACCTGCCAGTAACAACCCCTTCCCGCCGCGCGCCAGCCACTCTTTCGCAACCAGCTGAGAAATGTGAACCTGAGACTGGCCCGGCGTAGCTTTTTGCCAGGCCTTAACTGCCTCCCGTATTCGAGTTAGCTTACGGTTATTACGCGGAACACTTTGATAAATCGAAATCAACGGACGTTGTTCAAGTCCGGTACTCTGTTGATACGCAAGTGAATGCATTGCTTTCCCTTTCGTGGTTAGGGCCGCCGTTAAGCGGCATGGTTGTCAGGGTGTGGAAAGATGGAAGGCAGGTCCGGGCGGAATTCATGAGCCTGGATTTCACCACCAACCGCTTTCACCAGCTCAGGAACGTGAACTGGGGAGATGCGTTTCTTTCCGTTAAGCCAGTCGCAGATAGTGGACTGGGCTTTACCGCAACGTTTTGCCAGTTCTTTCTGGCTGCCAGCGATGGCAATCGCTTTCTCTACTGCGGAGTTCTTCTCTACTGTTGGGGTCTTCATAATCACCTCAGCTATCAGTTTAAAGCGATTATGGTTATCACTTTAGCGAATGTCAATCGCATAGGCGATTTTTTGCTAAATAATCGCTTGAGCGATAGAGTTAAAGGAGTCATTAACAGAGGTGAATATGGGATTCTCGGAGCGCCTGGCGCAGGCAATGAAATATGCTGGATATACACAGGGCCGGTTAGCCAAAGATGTCGGCATGGCTCAGTCCAGCGTCAATAAGCTACTCAAGGAAGCGAACGGCTCCCGTAAAACTGTTGAGATTGCCTCTGTTCTGGGTGTGCGGCCGGAGTGGCTGTCTACTGGTGAAGGGGAAATGGCTTCAAGTAGCGCAAGAGAACCGTCTGCGCTATACCAGGTTAAGCCGTCACTGAATGGGATTTACCGCGTGGATGTACTCGACGTTAAAGCCAGCGCTGGGCCGGGCAGCATTGTCACCAGCGATTTCATTGAAACTATCCGAGCCATTGAATACACGACTGAGCAGGCGCGAGCCTTGTTCGGCAATCGTCCAGCTGCGCATGTCAAAGTGATCACAGTTAATGGTGACAGCATGGACGGCACTATTTCACCAGGTGATCAGATCTTCGTTGATACCGGTGTTACGCACTTTGATGGTGACGGTGTATACGTCTTTGTATTTGGGAAGACACTGCACGTTAAGCGCCTGCAGATGCAGCGAGACAGGCTGGCAGTAATATCCGATAACCCGATTTACGAAAAATGGTACGTCGAGCCTGAAGATGAGGACGCGTTCTACGTCATGGCTAAAGTACTGCTGAGACAGTCAGTCGATTATAAAAGATTCGCATAACAAAATTTACACAGTAATTACTCTGGGATGGGAAGATGAAAAAATTAGCAGCTGTAGTTATCGCCTCTGCATTGCTCAGCGCGTGTGCGCAACCACCTTATGCCCGTATTGCTTCTGATTACGATCAGAAGATGGCTGAGGCTAAAAAACATGATGCCGAGTTTGCCGAGAAGGTTAGAAATATCAATCTTGAAACAGCCGATGTCGGTGAAAAGCCAAAGAACTATAAAGAGCTGGTTCAGGAAACAATCAAGGATGCCTTAAAGGATCCTGATTCCGCGAAATTCAGCGACTTCTCTCCACTCCGCAAAGAGGTTATGGTTGAGAACAGGAACTTTGTTTACGGTTACTCAACGTGTGTTTTCGTGAACGCAAAAAATTCTTATGGCGGATACACAGGTAAGCAACTCTACTGGGCCTTTATCCGTAATGGACAGGTTCTTAGGTTTAAGAATACCAATGACGAGTACGGAGACTTGATCTTCGTAGGCAGGAAAGTTAACTGCAACTGATTAACCAACCGGCGAAAGCCGGTTTTTTTATACCTCCATCTACTACCTCCAATTCGCTCCCATCAAACCGCCTTCAACATCACTTTTTTCCACTTCATTTAAAAAAAATATCGCTTTAACATTCAATGAATTATCACTTTATCGATGATAAATATCGTTTTGGCGATTGACTGAAATAATCGCTTTAGCTATTGTTAGCCCATCGAAACGAAACATCGACAGCTGAGCGAAGTTAGCCAGCGGCGAAGTGGAGATTCGGTCAGTCGAACGGCGCGACAGTAAACCATGCGTCGGACCATAGGCGGGCTCAGGGAGAGCGGCAATTATGGCAAAGCGAAAAAAAGATTTATTCCAGTCCATTCGAAGCTGAGTGGGCTGTGCTGAATCACAAGAGGATTTTTTATGACTCAGACATACATTCCGGCGTGTTTAAGAGACCTTCCTAAGAAGCGTCAGAAGCCACGCAAACAGGCGATTAAAGAAGCGCAAGTGGAAGTTCTGAATAAGGCAATCGCATCGATAAAAGACGATATGCGCGCGTTCAAAACAGAAGAGCAGCGTCGCGGTCATTACCAGGCGATCAGCACACTCTCACAGATTCGTGATGAGTTGTAGCAGCTGATAGATAAAGAATTTCTCCCGCATCAGCGGGTAACGACAGAGGGTAAGAGCATGCAAAGCACAACTGATAAATATGCTGCCGAGTGCAGTGAAGATTACAGGCAGTACCGCAAAAAATGTCGAGCATCAGTGCGTGGTGATGGGTTTCATGACCTTTGGGTAAAGCTGGCATGGATGTGCCGACGCAACGCACGAGAATGGATTAACAGAGCCGCCTAACCAGCGGCTTTTTTCATACCTGGGGTCATTTACGAGTGGCTCAAGTTATGACAACCGGCGGCCATCCACCGCCCATTGAAACACTGAATAAATGCGTTGAAGTCTTGTATTAACCGTTCGGCGGCGCGGCCTTAAGCGCGGAGACAATTATGACTCTTATCGAATTGACCAAGAAGAAAATGGCAATTGAAGCCGAGCTGGCTCAGTTGAAGGCGAAGTTTGTTGATGACACCTCACGCATCGGCAAGGAGTTGATTGCCGTGGCTGAAGGTATCAACTATGCCAATAAAGGCCTAACGGTTGAGATGGTTCGGCATGGCATGACGATCATTAACTTCGGAGACCCGAAACAAAGCACGGAACGGCGCGGGTGTGTTGAAGACGCGATTAACGACATTGCGTCGGGGTTCAACCGTCTGAGCGAGCGTTATTTTGGCACAAAAAACTACGCCCAATGGAGCGATCAGCGTGAAGACCATCGCTATGGATATGGCCCTAAACACGGCTCTATCTGCTTCAAGATCGGTTTAACTGGCACCGCACTTAATAAGCTGGCAAGCGGCGGGTTGAGTGATTACGACGCTGAATGCGCTATCTACTGCCTGATGAACATTGACGCCATCAATGCGGCAAACGCCAAAGCTCGGGAGGCATCATGACAGTCACCCACAACGGCAAGCAGTACACCGACAAAAAGCTCAACGATAACGAGTGGCAGCTGACGTCCGTATCGGCACCGCGTGAAAAGCTGACGCTTAACCGCTGGCAGATGCATATGGCTGGCCTCCTGGAACAGGTTGAGGTGAAGGTATGATGCACCACTACGGTACCACCCCGCTCATTCGCCAGTGCGTCACGCCCGGAATGATGGCAATGCATGAAGGCCGAACCTATCGCGTCTCAGCAGTCATTCAGGAGCGCAAATGGGTGTACCTGCACACCGATGCAGAAATTATCCGCCTCAGTGACTGCGTGATTGACGTCCTTCTGGACGGTCACGGCAACCCTATCCAGCACTAACCATCCTATTAAACCGATCGGCCTGGCTTCTGCGGGCGGGATCTGCACATCCAAATTTCAGGAGAAACCATGAGCGAAGTAACGGACTTAACTGTCATCGAAATCAAGCCGGAACAGGCCCCAGTGCTTTACGTAGCGGGCGGCCTTGACGCGTACCTTGAGCAAATCCGCCAGGCTGTAAACGAAGTGCCGGACCTGTCCACGAAGAAAGGCCGTGACCGTGTTGCCTCTCTGGCAGCGCAGGTGTCCCGCAGCAAGACGGCAATCGAAAAGCCGGGCCGTGAGTACCTGAAGCGCCTGAAAGAGGCTGTGCGTCCGGCTGAGGCCGAAATTAAGCGATTCGTTGATGCCTGCGACGAGCTGCGCGATGCGACCCGCCGCCCACTCACCGAATGGGAAGCCGAGCAGGAACGCATTAAGGCTGAAGAAGCCATGAACGCGATGCACGCCGAAGCGCTGGAGATGAACATCAGGTTCGATCAGGAGCTGGCTGCCAAGTTCGAAGCGGACCACGAAATGGCTCTACTGATGAACAAGGATTTTGACCGTGACCGCGAAGAGCAGCGCCGTCTGGCGGAACAGGCTCAGCGTGAACGTGATGAGCGGCTGAAACAGGAAGCAGCAGAACAAGCCCGCCGCGATGCCGAAGCGAAGCACAAAGCGGAGATTGAAGCCGCAGCGCGCCGTGAAGCCGAAGAGAAAGCCCGCGCTGAACTGGCGGAGCGCCAGCGCGTCGAAGCGGAACAGCGTGCAGCTCGCGAGAAGCAGGAAGCGGAAGCCCGGGCGGAACGCGAAAAAGCCGCGGCGGTTGAAGCCGAGCGCCTGAAGGCCAAACAGGCCGAAGATGCCCGCCTGGCCGAAGAGAAGCGCCTCGCCGATGAGCAGGCAAAGCGTGAAGCTGACGTTAAGCACCGCAAGACGGTCGGCACCAACATCGTTAACGCGCTCACCAGCCAAACCAGCTTAACCCGCGAGCAGGCTATCGAAGTGCTTACCGCTCTGAAAGATGACCTGATCCCCTGCGCGAAAATTCATTACTGAGGCAACCATGAACGCATACCTCACTTACGACCGCATCGAAGATCGGCGCTGGGCTGAGCAGCAGATCACCGACGAGAAAGAGAAGTGGATCGACGACCGGGCGCAGAAAATCATCGACATGATGCCTAAAGAGCCGTCCGGCCTCTTCCACTTCACGATCCCGATAGACTCCAGCCCATACGAAGGGCTTCGCAGCGATAAAGCTGGCGAGGCCTACAACGATTTCATTTCGGTAGTTGCTTACGCCCAGGCGGAATACGACTGGGAACACCGTACCGGCTGCCCGTTTTAATTTTTGAGGGGATTAACGATGGCAAACGAATTAACAATCACAGCGAAGTCGCTTCAGGAGATAGGCGTCGACGTCTCCACCTGGAGTGCACTGAAGAACAGCATCTACCCTGGCGCCAAAGACGAATCGGTAATGATGGCGCTTGACTACTGCCGCGCCCGCCAGCTGGATCCGTTGCTCAAACCTGTCCACCTCGTTCCGATGTACGTCAAAGACTCGAAAACAGGTAAAGGTGACTGGCGCGACGTGGTCATGCCAGGAATCGGGCTTTACCGCATTCAGGCAGACCGCTCTGGCGATTATGCCGGGGCACGGGAGCCTGAGTTCGGGCCCGATGTAACTCAGACGCTTACTGGTGTCGAGGTGACCTTCCCTCAGTGGTGCAAATACACCGTTTTCAAGCGCATGCCCAGCGGCGAGATCGTCGAGTTCAGCGCCAAAGAATACTGGATTGAAAACTATGCCACCGGCGGCCGCGAAACAACGGCGCCGAATGCGATGTGGAAAAAGCGCCCATACGGACAGCTGGCGAAATGCGCGGAAGCTCAGGCGTTGCGTAAGGCATGGCCTGAGATTGGACAGCAGCCTACCGCCGAAGAAATGGAAGGCAAATCACTGGACGTTGATATCCGTGACGTCACGCCGCGCAGCACCACAGAAGCACTTCCACCAGCAGCAAGCGAAGAAACGCTTCAGGCGATCACCGATCTCTTAACATCGCTGAATAAAGACTGGGAGGAAGACTTCCTCCCAGTGTGCAGCGACATCTTCAAACGGCCAATTCTTGAGGCGTCCGACCTCACTGAAGAAGAGGCACAGAAAGGGTTCAACTTCCTTCAGAAAAAAGCTAAGGCGGCAGCATGACACCCTCCCTGCTTTCACTGTTGCGAAGCGGAAAGCACAGCATTCGCGACATGGCAAAGATTTTAGGCATTTCAAGGTCTCGCGTTTCATGGTTCATCGCCGAGCTTGAGCGGCGTAAATGGATAGAAGTCACCAGGTGCGCAATATGGTTTCACGATGGCACCCGTTCAAATAAGCAGAACGTATACAGGGTAAAACTATGACACCGAAAATTATCCTAGCTCGGACCGGCATTGACGTAACCACTATCCAACAGGGCGATGAGGCGTGGCACCGGCTGCGCCTCGGTGTCATTACTGCCTCAGAAGTACACAACGTCATATCCAAGCCAAGATCGGGGAAGAAGTGGACAGATATGAAAATGTCCTACTTCCACACGCTGCTCGCCGAGGTATGCACAGGCGTAGCGCCAGAGGTTAACGCTAAGGCGCTGGCCTGGGGTAAGCAGTACGAGGAAGACGCTCGTACCCTCTTCGAGTTCACCACCGACGTGAAAGTCACGGAGTCGCCGATCCTGTTCCGTGACGAGAGCATGCGCACCGCGTGCTCCCCTGACGGCCTGTGCAGTAACGGGTTCGGCCTTGAGCTTAAATGCCCTTTCACCTCTCGCGACTTCATGAAGTTCCGCCTTGGCGGTTTCGAAGCCATCAAGTCTGCGTACATGGCCCAGGTGCAGTACAGCATGTGGGTTACCGGAAAAGACGCCTGGTTCTTTGCCAACTACGACCCGCGCATGAAGCGCGAAGGTATTCACCACGTCGTCGTTGAGCGGGATCCACAGTACATGACCGATTTCAAAGAAATGGTGCCGGAGTTCATCGAGAAGATGGACGAGGCGCTGGCGGAGATCGGCTTCACGTTCGGGGAGCAGTGGAAATGAAACGCACACCCTTCTACCGTCGGCCCGGGCGAACCGGGCAATTCTCCGGTCTCCGTGAGCGCGTTATCTGGATGATTCAGACGCGCGGCCGCCCGGTAACCGGTAGTGAAATCGCTGAGAAGTTTGGCGTAACGCTCATTGAGTTTAACCGGGTCGCCAACGGCATCACCCGCGGCACCGGACAGATAGCGCAGATAGTTGAGTCTGAGAAATGGATCAACGAGGACGGAATCTGCGACCGGACTTTCGACCTGGTCACGAAGCCAAAGGTCATTACGCCACAGGGTAAATCGCGGCTGTTCACCCGGCGCGCCATTGAACAATCGCAGGAAGGTAGACGGCAGGAGTGCATTGAACGTGCCGCCCGCCGTAGTCGCCTGATTGCTCAGGGCCTCTACATCGACGAAATGGAGTCCATCCTATGACTCACGCTCACGACGACATCAGGGTTGGCACTGTGTGCCTTCCCTTCATTGGTAACGGCTGGCTAATGCCATGGGGTGAAGTGGTAAGCAATCCATTAAAGGCGCAGCGGCTCGCTGAGGAATATCGGGAAAGGCAGGAGGCGGCATGACTGATTACACCGGCAGCAACACCCCAGCGGATCAGCGTGACCTATGGCGCACTCCACCCGCCCTCTTCGCCTCCCTTGATGCTGAGTTCTGCTTCCAACTGGATGCCGCCGCGGCCCCGCATAACGCCCTTTGCCGCAAGTTCATCACCGCCGAGCAGAACACGCTGGAAACGCCCTGGGCTGATTACCTGAACATTCCCGGCTACGTCTGGCTGAACCCGCCATACAGCGACATTACACCGTTTGTTAAGAAGGCCGCCGCCGAGAGCGCCAATCAGATCGGCACGGTCATGCTTGTCCCAGCTGACACTTCGGTTGGCTGGTTCAAGGAGGCAATCCAGACCGCCAGCGATGTTCGCTTCATCACCGCCGGGCGGCTGGCATTTATTAACCCGGTCACCGGTAAGCCGGTATCGGGAAATAGCAAAGGATCCATCCTGATTATTTGGCGGCCATACCCCCGAACGCATTGCCACTTCGCAACTGTGGACCGGGACGAGCTGATGGCTTTCGGGGCGAAACTTCTCGCCCGCCGGGAGGCTGCATGACGCCAGAAACTGACAACGCCATCCGCTCCGCCTGCCGCCGCTGCACCGAAGAAATCCAGCAGGCCATGCGCAAGAAGCCAAAGCCTAACTGGAACGAAACGGTGCCTCCCATCATCAACAAGCATCATAAGAAAATTGAAGCTATGGGAGTTAGCCTCCTGGAGTTCGTCGTATACACAGGGCGGCTTAATCGCCGCTTCGGAGTGGAATCGTGAAAGTTTATATTGCCGGGCCCATGAGCGGCCTACCTAATTTTAACCGCGCCGCTTTTAACCATGCGCATTTTCATCTCTGGTCGAAAGGCCATATTGTTCTGAATCCCGCCCGTCTACCAGATGGATTAACCCAGGCCGAGTACATGGACATCTGCCTGTCTATGCTTCGCTGTGCTGATGCTATCTACATGCTTGAAGGCTGGGAGCACTCCGCTGGTGCCCGAGCGGAGAATGCGTTGGCCGAGAAGCTTGAAATGGAAATTATCTTCCAGGAAGAGGATCGCGCCGCATGAACAGAGCCTCACCAGTTGATTTGAGGAAAAGCCTCGAAATCGCCAACCACCTGGCGCACATAGGGATTCGCTTTGTGCCGATCCCGGTGGCGACCGAAGAAGAATTCCAGAAACTGGCCGCCGAGCTATCGCGACGGCTTGAGCAGATGGCGGTCGAAGCCGAGAAGAATGAAGGCGGTGCAGCATGAAGGCACTAATCACTAGGTCGCTTAGTCGGCCTTTTTTATTGCTGGCGTTCACCTTCAACCGAATTAACCGACAGTTCCGGGAGCATTGACCATGGCCGACATCATAGACACCGCAGCAGAGATTGAAGAGCTTCAGCGTAACGCTGCCCTTTCCGCTCACCGCCTCAACCGTAACGCCGTATCAGCTGAGCGTTGTGAAGAATGCGACGAACCAATTCCCGAGCCGCGGCGCTCTGCCGTTCCCGGTTGCCAGACGTGCGCGGATTGCCAATCCGTCATCGAGCTGAAGAATAAGCAGAGGGGAATCCAGTGAAAGAGCGCGGAATGATTTTTAACGGCGAGATGGTGCGCGCCATCCTCGACGGCCGGAAGACGCAGACGCGGCGCATCATGAAAATTCAGCCGTCTGATGGCTTCCACCCAACGCATAACGGTTACGATCTGGATTTAAACGCACACTGGTACACGCCTGGCGTGGTCGATAAAAACGGATACCTGCAGCCTGCAAAGAAAGATGTGTTTGGCGTTGCAGATGAGAATGAAGGCTACACCTGCCCGTTCGGTGCCGTCGGCGATCGCATCTGGGTGCGCGAAACGTGGGCTGAAGCTGGTGCTGGCGCGCCGGACCTGAAACTTTATCGCGCGGATTATCCTGAGCACCTTCCAACTCATTACGAGAATGTGCCGCCGGCTGATGAAATACGCTGGACGCCTTCGATTCACATGCCGCGCTGGGCCAGTCGTCTAACTCTGGAGATTACCGGCGTGCGTGTTGAGCGACTTAGAGATCTGAGTGAGGACGATGCAAAGTCAGAAGGCATTACGCCGCCTTCCGGCGGGGTTCTTCCCGGATGGGAATATCGCATTAACTTCCGTGACCTTTGGATGAGCATCTACGGTGCCGACAACTGGGAAGCTAACCCATGGGTTTGGGTTATCGAATTTAAGGTGGTGCCCAATGTTCAGGATAATCCAGCCTAATACCTGGTACGCAGATCCCCACGGGGCGCCCTGCAAAATCCTCCGCGCTACCAACGAAGTCATCCACTACATCAGAAACGGTCGCACCTGTATCGCCAGCATGGGCCGCTTTCAGCATGAATTCGAGCCGCTTACCAAAGCACAGGCTGAGCGGATCGCCGAAGAAATCGAAACAGCAGAACACTTAAAACGCCTCCGCGCTATGCGGGCGGCATGAGGAGATATTATGGAATGGGTGCCTTGTAGTGAGCGATTACCGGAGGACGATGACTTTGTCTATATCTGGCCACGCCCAGAATTTGGCGTTGAATTGCATATTGGTCAGTACTGCGAATGCCATCCCAAAGGCGACGGCTGGTACGCTCAGGTGTATGAGCAAAACTACGGCATCGAATGGTATCCGATTAATGTAACGCACTGGATACCTCTACCGAAACCACCAACATCATGACGTAACTGATAGCCAGTTATGAGCTGGCTATTGGGTGCGAATGCACTGCCACGTTATCCCCCATTTGCCCTCCATTGCGAGGGCATTTTTTTGCCTGGAGTAAAGAATAATGAATGACGGCATCTTGTTTACCAGTGACATCCTGGCTCGATACAAAATTTCCCGGAGTACGCTGTACTTTTGGAGTACACCGGCGCGCATGCCTTCGAGCTTCACCTGCCCCTTCCCTAAACCAACGATTCCCGGCAACCCTAAGCGCTGGCGGGAATCTGAGATCGCATCATGGGAAGATCAGGTCAATGCTTCTAAAGCGGATAACCAATAA